GTGAACCTCGAGCTCCCGGAACAGCCGGCGTGGATGGCGCTCGGGCTGTGTTCGCAGACGGACCCGGAGCTGTTCTTCCCGGACCGGGGCGGCCCGAACCACGACGCGAAACGCGTCTGCTCGGGCTGCCCCGTCCAGACGGCTTGCCGAGAGCACGCCCTGGCGCACGAGACCCGCGGCGCCGGTGGGTGGGGGATCTGGGGCGGCATGACCTACGAGGAACGACAACGCGAGTTGCGCCGCCGCGGCCGGGGTGGGCGGCCGGGTCGACAGAGGAAGGACACCGCAGCATGAACGGGTTCGACGAGTACCAGATCTGGAGCCGCACCACCGCGTTCTATCCGGGCGCGGGCAGCGGCCGCCTCGCGGGTCTCTCGTACACCGCGCTCGGACTCGCCGGTGAGGCCGGGGAGATCGCGAACAAGGTCAAGAAACTGGTCAGGGACGGCGACGACGCAGACCGCCGTAACGAGCTCATCCACGAGATCGGCGACGTCCTCTGGTATGCCGCCCGGATCGCGGACGAGCTGAGCTTCAGCCTGTCTGACCTCGCGGCGCTCAACCGGGCGAAGCTGGAGAGCCGAGCTCAGCGGGGCGTGCTCGGCGGGTCGGGTGACGACCGATGAGCACCGCCCTCGATCACGACAGCGCGTGCCCGGTGTTCCGGGGCGCCGACCCCGACGAATGCGACGGGGACTGCGCTCCCAAACAACTCCTACATACGGCGCCGCCGATGCGGTCAAACGCAACGCCTACCCGCGACCGGGCCGCGACCGGCCGGGAGATGCGCCGCCTTCAGGTCCTCCTGCGTCAGGCCGGCGTGCGGAACCGGACCGAACGGCTCGCCCGTGTGTCCGAGCAGGTCGGCCGCCCCGTCGCGTCCTGTACCGAGCTGACCGAACGCGAGGTCCGCGTCGTCGCCGCGTGGGCCGACCAGAAGATCCAGGAGAAGCAGCGATGACCGAGCTGCCTCTGACCGCGCCCGGGGTGTACTCCATGAGCGCCACCGACTACCACGCCGATCCTGTCGCGGGCGGGTCCCTCACTTCGACCGGCGCGCGGAAGCTGCTGCCGCCGTCCTGCCCCAGGAAGTTCAAGTACGGCCGCCGTACCGACAGCAACGCGTTCGACGTCGGGCGCGCCGCGCACACCCTGGTACTTGGCATCGGCGACCCCATCAAAGTCATCGCCGGTGATGGGGCCGACCCGAACGCGTGGGCCACGAAGACGACGAAGGCCGAGGTCGCGAAGGCCCGCACCGACGGCTACACGCCGCTGAAGCCGAACGACGCCGCCACCGTCGAAGCAATGGCCGCCGCGCTCCGCGAGGACGAGCACGCCGCACCGCTCCTCGAACGCCGCGAAGGGAACCCCGAGCAGACCCTCGTGTGGCGCGACACCGAGACCGGGGTGTGGTGCCGCGCGATGATCGACTGGCTGCCGGAAGCATGGCCCGGGCAGCCGCTCCGCGTCGTCGACTACAAGACGACTGGCAGCGCCGAACCCGGCTCGATCTCCGGGTCCGTCGGCAGCTTCGGCTACGAGCAGCAGGCCGCCTGGTACCTCGACGGCATCCGCGCCCTCGACCTCGACGGCGGCATCGAGCCCCAGTTCACGTTCATCTTCCAGGAGAAGGAAGAGCCGTACCTCGTCACCGTCGTGACTCTCGACGAGCAGGCGCTCGCCGCCGGCCGCATCCGGAACCGGAAGGCCCGCGACATCTACCGCCGCTGCGTCGACACCGACACGTGGCCCGGCTACACCACCGGCCCCATCGAAGTCTCCCTGCCCGCGTGGAAGGCCCGCGAGTTCGACACCGCGTGGCACGCGGGCGCCTACGACATCGACCCGCAGCACAGTGAGGACGTCGCATGACCGCCGAAATGGTCACCACCGAAACCCGGGCCACCATGCCCGACAAGATCGCCTACGCGCGGGAGCTCGCACAGTCGGGTCTGCTCCCCGCCTCCTACCGGAAGCAGCCCGCGAACCTGCTCTACGCCGTCGAGTACGGGGAGATGCTGAACCTGTCCCCGATGGCCGCCGTCACCGGCGTCCACGTCATCGAAGGCAAGCCGACCGCATCCGCGGCGTTGATCTCCGCGCTCGTCCGGCGGGCCGGGCACCGGCTCCGCGTCACCGGCGACGACCGCCGCGCCGTCGTCGAGATCGTCCGCTCCGACGACCCCGACTTCACGTTCCGCGCCGAGTGGACCATCGAACGCGCGAAGACCGCCGGGCTCGTCAACAAGTCCGTCTGGAAGAACTACCCCGCCGCGATGCTGAAGGCCCGCGCCGTCACCGAGTGCGCCCGCGACGCCTGCGAAGAGGCGCTGATGGGGATGCACCACACCCCGGAAGAGATGGGCGCCGACGTCGACGAGGACGGCATCCCGACCCGCCCGTCCCCGCTCGCCGGAACCGCACAGCACACCGCCTCGGCATCGGCGCCGGGCGAGCCGGAGCCGGACTGGTCGGCGCGGATCGTCGAGCTCGAGGAGGCGCAGGACCGGGCCGGGCTCGTGCAGTTGTGGAAGCAGGCGAAGGCGTGGCACCCGGATGACTCCGACCTGCTCGGCCGGATCGAGTCGGCCGGGGCGCGGGTGAAGGCCGCGGTCGACACCGCCGAGGACGTGGTCGACGGCGAGGTCGTCGACGACGAGCCGCCGCCAGACGACGCGCAGCGGCGGGTGGCGCGCATGCACGCCCTCTTCGGCGAGGCCGGGCTGGGCGGAGACAAGGCCCGCGACCGCCGCCTGAAGGTCATGTCGAACCTGATCGGCCGCGACGTCACCACCTCGAAGGAACTGTCGGCCGGGGACCGCGACCAGATCATCCGCGACCTGGAGCGCTACCAGGCCGGGGGCGACCTGGAGAACGCGGAGTCCCGCGCGCAGGAGGACGCCGAACTCGCCCGGTACGCCGCCGAGCAGGACGCCGCCACCGAGAGCGGGGGCGAGTCGTGAGCTGCGACCACGACGACCTCGCCCTCGACGACCAGGGCCGCCTCATCTGCGACACCTGCGGGGCCCGGCTATGAGCCTCTACCTCGCCACCGACCCGGTCGCGGAACAGCGCGCCGCGCTCCGCGCCGAACGCGAACAGATCGAACGCGACACCTACGTGAAGCACCTCCGCCTCGCCGAGATCCGCCGCGAACTCGCCGCACTCCCACCCGAAGAAGGGGACCACTGGTGATCAACTACCGGGAACTCGTAGACGCCGTCCTCGACTGCCTCCCCGGCCACCACATCGTCTACCGCACCGCATTCCGCGCCGTCACCGTCCGCGCCCTCCAAACCGCGCTCGACACCGGCCGCGCCCACCCACGGCAGACACTCCGCCACCTCGCCGAACTCGGGAAGGTCGCACCACACCTCGCCGCGGAAGTCGCCGCCGCGCTCGGTGCGGAGCCCGCACTATGACCGGGCAGAGCAAGCCCCGACCGCCGGTCGGCCCGCTCGTCATGGCCGGGTTCGCCGTTCTCGGCGCGGGGCTCATCGCATGGATGTGGCTGGGGGACTGGCGCTACGCCGCAACCGCCGCAGTCATGTTCGTCGTCCTCGCCGCCGTCAGCGGCCCACGGGAAGGCCGCCAGCGGTGACCGGCCGCTACCGCACCCTGCTCGAACAGGCAGAGCAGTTCCTCGCCGAGCACTACCGCGGCCCCGGCGTCGACGAACTCCGCGCCGAGATCACCCGCACCCTGAACGCGACCCTCACGGAATGCCCCCACTGCGGGCACCACCCCCGCCTCGCCGACATGGCCGCGGCGCACCCGGACACGCTCCGCGCGCTCCTGACCGCCGTCGAACGCGGCGGCATCCCCGTCGAAGCCGCCGCCCGCCTCATCGAAACCTGGCCGGCCCCCAAAGGAGACCCGTCATGACCTCACGCCACGCCACCGACCAGCGCCCACCACTCGACCTGAAACGCGTCACCCGGATCAGCCTGTACGCCCTCGGGTACGCCGCCGTCGCCAGCGTCACCATCCCGATCCTGCTCATGCTGTGGGTGGCCGCGATCCAGGCGATGCTCGGATGACCACCGCCATCGACGGGTTCGCCGGCGCCGGAGGGTCCACCGAGGGGCTCACGCAGGCCGGGATCGATGTCCTCGTCGCCGCGAACCACTGGCCCACCGCCGTCGCCACCCACAAACTCAACCACCCCGGCATCGAGCACCGCATCGCGAACCTGTCGGAAACCAACTGGTCGAGCTTCCCGCGCACCGCCATAGCGTGGTGGTCCCCGTCCTGTGTCGGGCACACCCTCGCCACGGGGAAGAAGGCGCCCACCGCCGACCAGGAACGGCGCCGCGACACCGCCGCCGCAGTCGACCGGGCCACCGCGTTCGCCGCGGTCGCCTGCGCCGACCTGCACCGCCAGCCCGTCCTGCTGATCGAGAACGTCCTCAACTTCCGCCGGTGGGCGCTCTACCCCGGCTGGCTCGGAATGCTCCACGCCCTCGGGTACCGCACCCGCGAGCTCATCCTCAACGCCCGCGACTTCGGGCACGCCCAGGACCGCAAGCGCCTGTTCATCGTCGCGACCCAGCCCGGTGTGGAGATCGACCTGACCATGCCGCCGCAGAGCGCGGTGCCCGCCTCCACGATCCTCGACCCGGACCTCGGGGAGCGGGTCACACGACGGCTGTACGTGACTCCGCAGATCGAAGAGATCACCGAGGACGGGGTGCCGCACCTCGTGACCTACCGGAACCACGCGCGGGCCCGCCGCGCGGACCGGTACCCGATCGCCACGGTCACGGCCGGCGGGAACCACCACGCCGTCGCCACGCTCGTCGACGGCGTGCCGCACCACCGGATGCTGACCGACCGCGAGCGCGCCCGCGCCCAGGGCTTCCCCGACACCTACCGGTTCACCTCGCGCGAGTCCCGAGACGTGATCAAGCAGATCGGCAACGCCGTCCCCGTCGGGATCGCCCGCTGGCTCGGCGAGTGCGCCGCCGCCGCCCTCGGTGAAACCACCACACAGGAGGTCGCCGCATGACCCGCATCAGCTCGTACTGCCACCGGAACGGGTGTGTCGCCGTCACCGCCGTCAACACCGGCGTCTGGATCCACCCCTCCGCGCTGCCCTGGTGGCGCGGCCTCCACTTCACCGACGCCGAATACATCGCGTTCGAAGCCGGGATGCGGGCCGGGGAGTTCACCCTCGCCGCGCTCCGCGCCGACACCGACGGGGGCAGCGATGCCTAAGACCTGCCCCTGCGGGAAAGCCGCCTTCCCCTCGAAGGCCGCCGCCGACCAGCTCGTCGTCAAAGCGAAGATCGCGCACGCGCTCCGCCGCAATCGGCGCCGCCGCGAACAACGCACCTACGAATGCACCACCCGCCCCGGCGTCTGGCACCTCACCTCCCAGCCCACCTCGCTGCGCTACCAGTGGCCCGGCTGGGACGACGCCACCGACGACATCCAATGCGACCGCTGCCCGACCGTCATCGCGGCAGGGGAGCCGGTCGCGCTCGTCGGCGACTCCCGGCTCTGCATCGACTGCGGAGACCTCGTCGAACGATCCGCGCTCGGCGCGGCCGCGTCATGACCTACGAGCAGCCACCCGGCGCGGCCGCCCTCTGCACCCGCTGCGGAATCAGGCTCATCGCCTGCTACCCCGACCAGCAACTCCACCCGAACTGCGACCCAGACGCACCCGGCCTGACCGACGAACAGATCACCTACTGGGCCGCCCGCTATCACGCCAACAACCGACAGGACCAGCCATGACCACGACACACGCGCACCCCCTCGACCGGATCGCTGACCTCCGCGACTCCCGCAAACCCGTCCCCTACGGCCTCACCCCGGCCGCCCACCGGGCCCTCGACAGCTTCGGCCCGTTCTGCCCGGTGTGGGTCACCACGGCCTACGCGGGCAAGCCGTTCCGCCGGCCCTGCCTGCTCCCGGAACACCACACCGGAGGGCACGACCCCCGCGGCGGACGCAGCCACTAGGCCACCGCACCACCGCGCACAGGTCAGCACGAGAAGGGGTCACCAGTGGCTCGCAGTCACGCACGCATGCAGTTCGGAATGTGGCGCAAGCCCGGGCACGAGAAGGTCGGGAAAGACGCCCGCCTCATGTACCACACGATCCTGCTCGACGAGACCCTGAACCAGGCCGGCGTCGTCCGGCTGTCCATCGACATGTGGGCCGACGACGCCGCCATGACCCGCGAGGAAGCGGAGGCGGCGCTCGCCGAGTTGCGCGGCGGCCGGTTCGTGGTGGTGGACGGCTACGAGCTGTTGGTGCGGACGTTCATCCGGAACGACGGTGTCGCGGATCAGCCGAACATCTTGCGGAACGCGCTCGATGTGGCCCGGTTGATCCGGTCCCCGATGCTGCGCCGGGCGGTCGCGGAGGAGCTCCGGAAGCTGCCGCCTGCGCCACCGCCGAAGACGAACGAGAAGGGGAAGACGTTCGTCTATCCGGACCCTCATGCGGTGGCCGACGAGATCGATCCGGGTGATCTTCCACCACCCGATTCGGAACCCTTCCCGGAACCCTTCGCGAACCCTTCCGGAACCCACCCCGAATCGAACCCTTCGCGAACCCTTCCCGGAACCCCATGGGGTAGGGGAAGGGGAAGTAGTTCCCCTTCCTGTTCCGTAGATGGAGACTTGGAAGCGCCCCCCGCGCACGCGCGCACACACGCGAGCGCACACACGCGAGCCGCCGGGACAGCCGCCGCGCTCAACCGCATCGGACCCGCCCACAGCGCCAACGCCTACCGGCTCGTCCAGACCTACGCCGGCACCTGCAACCGCCGACCAACCGCCAAAATCCTCAGCCAACTCGCCGTCGAAGTCGACGCCCTCCTCGACGAGGACTGGCCCACCGAACTCATCGCCGACGTCCTCACCGCATGGGGCAGCAAAAGCCTCGGCCCCGCCGCCCTCCAGGCCGTCGCCCACGAAGTCGCGAACCGGCCCGCCGCCCGCGACGCACCCCGCCGCACCCGCACCACCGACGACAAACGCGCCGCCGTCGCCGGCCTCGTCGCCGAAGTCCTCGGCGACCCCACCCGACCCGACCTTCGTGCCATCGAGGGAGGCACCGGATGACCGAGCTCGACCGCTACGGCCACCCCGTCGAACGTGTCCGCCCCGAACGCCCACCACAGCCCCGCCCGCTGACCGCCGACGAGATCGGCCAAATCGTGGATCTCGTCGTCGCCTACACCCGCCGCGAACCCGACCGAACCATGATCCAAGTGTGGACGGCGCAATCACAGATCGGCCGGTGGACCGCCCCCGAGGCGATCGCCGCGATTCACCGGTGGGGCGCCTCCCGCGGCCCCAACGACTTCCTCGAGCCGTCCGACGTGACCCGGACGGTCCGCGCCGAACGCGCGGACCGGGCGCGCCGTGACGAAGCCGCCCGGCTCGCCGCGGCGCCGCCCGCGGACCCGGCGTCCCGGGCCCGCATCGACCAGGTGATCGGGCGGCTGTCGTCGCGGCTGGGGTGGCCGGCGGATCCGGGGGACGACGACGGCGCGACGCGGCGGGGTGTCCTCGACCGGGTGTGTCCGCATTGCAAGGCCGGGCCGGGGGCGCGTTGTGTCGGCCCGGCCGGGAAGCCCTTGACCCTGTCCCCACATCATCCGGCCCGGGTTGCCGCGGCTGGGGAGGCGGAACCGTGCGAATCCTGATTTGCGAGCGCTGCAACGAGTTCTTTCATCCGGCCCGCCGGGTGACGTGCCTGTGCCAGATGCCGTGTGACTCGGTCGAGGTCGAGCGGCGCTATGTGGCGGCTGTGGCGGCGGCGCGGGCGCGGCTGGTGGCAGGGGCTGTGGACGTGCTGGTGGAGCCGCTGGCGGCTTGACCGGGGGGCCGTTCGGGTGGTCCTGGGGTCAACCACGGCCAAGAGTGTTGCCAAACCCGACAGTTTGCGTAGGGTGAAACCCACACACCAACGAGGGGGTGGGGCACCGGTGGACGACCACTCGATCGCTTCCGATCACCGGCTCATCGAGCAGATCCGCCACGACCGGCCCGTCGTGTCCGGTGACCAACTCGCCGCGCTCCTGCTCGACTGGCGGGCAGAGGTCGCGCACGGGACCGCCGAAACACCCCCTGGCTCAGCCGTGGAGCGTCGAACGGACGTTCCCCGGTATGGCGCCTACCCCGCGAACTCTCCGGCGATCTCAGCCGTCGTTCCCGGGGACATCGACGACGCCGTCGGGCCGGTGACCGCGACCCCGGCCCGACGGCGACACCAACCCCACCCGGAAGGCATCACCATGAAGACCGCACCCGCCGCACAACCCGTCGCCGACCCCGCCATCCCCCGGATGCTCCGAGCCGTTGCCGACCACCTCGACGCGAACCCCGACCTCACCGCCCCCGCCTCGATCTTCAGCATCCACGCCACCTGCGCGGGCGGGCCCCTCCTGCAGATCCAGCTCCACCGCACCACCGCCGACGCGTTCGACCGGTGGGCCGAATCCATCGGGACCACCACCCGCATCGAACGCGACAAGGCCCGCGCCAACGGCCACATCGGAACCCACTCGGTCGACGTGTTGGGACTGTTGATCAAACGGTGTTTCCGGCCCGACACGCCGGGGTGAAATCCGGCGGGATGGGCACGGTGAGTGATGACATCGGATGGCATGAGCGCCTCAACCACAGGGAGCAACACGTCGGGGCGGCGGTCGTCGCCGGAGCAGGAGGCGGCGGCCACGATGGTCGCCCAGGCGCGTGAGCGGGGCCTGGACCTCACGGGCCCGGATGGGCTGCTGAAGGTCTTCACCAAGAATGTGCTGGAAACGTCACTCAACGAGGAGATGACCGAGCACCTTGGGCATGAGAAGAACCAGGCGGATGCTGAGCGTGAGTCGGCGAATATCCGCAACGGCACCCGGCAGAAGACGATCCTGTCCGACGCGGTCGGTGAAGTCCCGATCGAGGTTCCGCGGGACCGGGATGCCACATTCGACCCGGTGATCGTGAAAAAGCGTCAGCGTCGCCTCGGTAATGTCGACGAGGTGGTGCTGTCGCTGTACGCCAAGGGGCTGACGACCGGCGAGATATCGGCACATTTCGCCGACATTTACGGCGCGTCGATGTCAAAGGAAACTATCTCACGAATCACGGACAAAGTGATCGAGGAGATGGAGGAATGGCAGAACCGGCCGTTGGATGCGGTGTACGCGGCGGTGTTCATCGACGCGGTGCACGTGAAGGTCCGTGACGGGCAGGTCGCCAACCGGCCGGTGTATGCCGCCATCGGCGTCACACTGGACGGGCGACGCGACGTGCTGGGCCTGTGGATGGGCACCGGCGGGGAGGGCGCCAAGTACTGGATGAGCGTCCTGCTGGACCTGAAGAACCGGGGCGTGCGGGACACGTTCTTCCTCGTCTGTGACGGACTGAAAGGGATTCCCGAGGTCGTCGCGAACGTGTGGCCGCAGGCGATCGTGCAAACCTGTGTCATCCACCTCCTGAGGAATTCATTCCGGTTGGTGTCGCGAAAGCACTCCGATGCGCTCAAGAAGGATTTGAAGCCCATCTACACCGCACCGAACGCTGACGCGGCCAAGAACGCGCTCGACGAACTGGAGGACAAGTGGGGCGCACGCTACGGCGCGATGATTCGGCTGTGGCGCAACGCCTGGGACGAATTCATTCCATTCCTCGACTACGACGTCGAAATCAGGACGGTGATCTGCTCGACAAACGCCATCGAATCGTTGAACGCACGCTACCGGCGAGCGGTGCGGGCGCGCGGGCACTTCCCAAGCGAGCAGGCCGCCCTGAAGTGCCTGTACCTTGTCACCCGCAGCCTCGACCCCACCGGAACAGGCCGCACCCGATGGACGATGCGCTGGAAGCCCGCGCTGAACGCCTTCGCCATCACTTTCAGTGACCGCTGGCCGGCCGCTGAAACCTACTGACAACCAACGCCGGAAACACCGTTCGTGCGATAGACCCGACGTGTTCGACGCTGGTGACTGGAGCGGGCGGTGAGCAACCTCGGTATGGAGTTCGAAGCGACCATCACCGGTCAGGACGGGATCGTGAACACCGTCGTCGAGCTGGTGTGGGATCCGGTGCGGCCGCTGTACTTCGAGATGGGTATCGCCGGGTACCCCGACCTGGACTGGATCATCGGGCGGGATCTTTTGGCCGCGGGGATCGCTGTCTGCGCCGGCACCGATGACGTTCGCGTCTACCCGGACGGTGACCCGGCGTCGGCTGCGGACCTGGTGATCGTTTTGGCGTCGCCGACGGGCAGGTGCGAGATCCGCATCGACCGGTTCGACGTGGACATTCTCGTGTCCCGCACGGTCCGGGATGTTCCGCTCGGCGCGGAGGTCGCGGTCCCGGACAGGGTGCCTGCGGAGTGGTTGGGCATGGCCGACGACGGGAGCACGTCGTGAGCGGCGTGGACGACGACCCGGTGCAGGTACAGACCGATCCGGCTCTGGTGACTTCCGACGACGTGCACCTCGTGTTGGACGAGGAGGGCGCGGAGGGTGTCGCGGACTGGATCCGCTCGATGGCCCCCGCAGTGCCGGACACCGAGGCCGTACGCCGGGCCCTGGCCCGCGATGACCACACCGCGCTGCGTGCCGCGCTGGCCCGCGACGTTCCCGCACCGGCCGGGCGTGACCTGACCGCGCAGGACGTGCGGGACACACAGGACACATGGAGCGGCGGGACCGCGCAGGAGTACCGACAGTTCGCCGCCGACTACCTGACCAGGGTCGCGCGCCCGTCCGGGGGTGTCGGACAGCCGGACACCGCGCTCGTGACGGAGCTGTGCGACGAGCTGGGGGTCGAGCGTGGCGAGCTGGTCGACACCGTGCAGCGGCACCGGTTGGTGAACATGGCGTTCGATCAGTGCGTGGACGAGGAGGTCGTCCGCCGGGCTGCCGCCGAGCCGGACATGACGAAGCACGCCGCGCCGGAGGAGCTGCTCACCCTCGACGAGTTGATCGCCAACGTCGAGAACGCCCTGGAGTGCGCGGCTATCGAAGTCGTCGTGTGGGAGACCGACACCACCGGTGCCCGCACCATCGAAGCCCCGAACCCGCTGTACCGCCTGACGCGGTGTTTGCGGTCGTACGGGCTCCTCGATGAGCGCCGCGATCGGGGCGAGGACGCAGAAGACGACACCACCGAGACGCGCGTCGAGTGGCGGGTGACCGCCGTGATCCCTTCCGGCGGCGAGGTCGCCGAGGAGTTCTTCTTCGAGGACGACGCCAAGGACCAGGTAGGCCGGTGGTGGGCCTGCGCCTGGCATGACATTCGGATCTGGTCCCGCACGGTGTCGACGACCACCCGCACCACCGCATGGAAGGCAGAGCAGTGAGCTGGACTTTTCCCGGGTGGGAGTGCCCGGTGTGCGACGAGACCGGCACCGGTGAGCAGTCCTGGGTGGACCACACCACGGTCTGTGACGTCGCCGACGACGAGGCGATAGAGCGATGAGCGGCGCCGACGACCAGCGGGCCGCCGAACGGCTGCGGGATGTCGTCGTCTGTCACTGCTACGAGATCGCCGGGCCGGTCGGTGGTGGGCACTGGGCATCGTGCCTGGCCGAAGAGATCGGCGACGAGGTCACTGCTGTGCTGGTCGACCGGGACCGTCTGCGCGCCGAGCTGGAGCACGTGACCGGCCTGCTGGCCGAGGCACGAACTCACCGAGGGAACGCTCTCGACTTCGCACGCGAGCGGCAGCGGGAGCTGGCCGAGACCCGGGCCGCCGGTGACTCCCTGGCGGCGATCGCCAGCGTGATGACTGAGGACTCCACGACCGAGCGGTGGGACAGCCTGGGGGAGGCCATCCACACGTACTGGTCGGTCCGCGGGGACGCACGCACGGCCCCCGCCGCGGATGTACGCGACCCGGCCGACGAGGGGGACGGGCTTATGTCGCTGCTCGACGAGCACTGGCCCGTCGACATCTTCCGCACCGATCCGATGGAGGACGCCGCCGACCCGGGACCGCGCATCGTCGCCCTGCTGCGCTGGGTGGACCGTTTGCGCGCCGAGCTGGCCGAGACCCGGGCGGAGCTGCACGGCGCGACCGGCGCCGCCGCTGTGCTCCGTGAGCGCGGTGACGCCCTGGCCGACGCGACGAACGCGCTGCTGGATCAGTGGCGATGGCTCAACGAGCGGTCGCGCCCAGATGGTGCGAGCACCTGCGAGACGCGCCTCGTGGAGTGGCGGTCGGTCCGCGGGGACGCACCCACGCAGCCCCCGGCCCCCGTCGCGGATGTACGCGACCCGGCCGGCGAAACGCACCGCACAAGTGCGGCCCCGACCGCCGCACCGGACGTTCGCGCGTGGGAGGACGACGGCGATTGGGGCTGGGCATGCTCACGCTGCGGCTACCGCTCGGTGGCCTGGTGGGCGGACCGCGCCACCGCGAGGCGCGCCGCGCACGAGCACGGGCGCGACCGCTGTCCGGCCGCCGGGGGTTCCTCGCCCGCGAGCACGGACGGGGGCGAGCAGTGAGCGCCGGAGACGACACCAGCCCCGGCCCGCTGCAAGGCTCCGACGACCCACGCATCGCCCTGTTCGACCTCACCGGACACATCACCGGCCTCCACAACAACTGCCACCGCATCCACAACGCGCTACTCGCCGAACTGTGCGACCGCGACCCCACCCCCGTCTTCGACCCCACCCTTGCTGAGGGGATCCGGCTCGACGACATCCGCCACCACACCGCCCGCGACCTCGGCATCGCCGACGAGGACGACCAATGAGCGCACCCGCCCAACCCGAACCGATGACCGACCTACTCCGCGCCGGCGACCAACTGATCTGGACGATGCCCGACGGCGCCGTGATCTACATCCGCGTGTCCAGCGTCGACCGCCGCCGCAACATCACCCACCTCCGCTGCCACCACGGCGACCGCGCATGGACCCGCCACCACACCGGACCCCTCTTCCCCTCGATGCGCCGCGGTCCCTGGTGCGTCGCCGACCTCCTCGACCAGCTATGACCGCCGCCCGCCCCGCCCCGCTCGTCCCACCCGAACACCTCGCCGACTGGATCACCGAACTCCGGCACATCGCCGAAGACCTCGACTTCGGCCTCGCACCACCAGCCGCCGCGACCCGCGTCCGCGCACTCCTCAACCAGATCCGCGCCGACGCCTACCGGAAGGACCCGGCATGACCGAGATCGGTTTCATCGCGGCCCGCGACCTCGGCGACGGGCAAATCGAGCCGTGGGAACAGACCGGGCTCGGGACGCTGCCGCTGTGGTCCTCAGCGCAGGAGTGCCGCGACACGCTGCGGAGGTGGGGCGCCGACGTCGAGTCGTGGCGGGTGTTCGCGCTCGTCGACCAGGACGGGGACCAGTGATGGCTCCCCTTGGCCGCTGTGTCTCCTACAACGCCAACCCCGACTGGGTCGACGACGTCATCGTCGAACAAGCCGTCGCAGGGCACCGCACCAGCCGCACCCTCACCGAAGCGGAACGCGTCGCCGCCGCCCACGAGCTCGACCGCCGCGGCCACAGCCTCAACGTCATCGCCACACGACTCCACGTCAGCGCCGGCACCGCCCGCCACCTCCTCACCGGAGAGTGGGCGTGAACGCGCTGCCGGCGTCGTGGCACGCGCCCATCGCCCGCCAGCCACGGGACAGCTACGGGCAGCAGATGCTTGACGCCACCGAACCGATCGTCGCCGCCGTGCAGGCCCGTGACCGGCACGCGCTGCGGACCGCGATCGACCGGGCGTTGACCATCCCTCAGCCCGCCGGGGAAGACCCCGTGGTGTGGCTCGCCGGGGCCCTCGCCGCGCAGATCAACCCTGCTGTGCCGCTCGCGCAGCGGATCCCGTGGACGGAGAACGCAGCATGATCACCCTCGTCGAAGGCGTCATGATCATCGGGTTCCCGCCCGTCGCCTACTGGATCGGATCCGCAGGCGTCCGCCGCAGCCACACCCGGATGCGCGGCTGCACCAACCCGCTCCACAAGGCCGAAGCCAGCCAGCGGGCCGCGCTCATGCAGATGCGAGTCACCGCCGAAACCGTGTGGTTCTCGGCGCTCCTCATCGTCTGGGCGCTGATGCCCGCCCCCGCCAGCATCGGCGCCGCCGTGGTGTCGAGCCTGCTGCTGCTCGCGCTGTCGTTCGCGGGTGTGGTCGCCACCGGGCTGTGGGCGTGGCGCCGCAGGCGGGCGATCGGGCTGACCGAAAGCCTGTGCTCGTGACCGCCGAGCCCGAGCCCGCCTGCCACACGTGCGGTGGCGCGCTCGGGAACTCCCCGTCCGACTTCTGGTGCAGCGACCCGTGCCAAGCGCGCTGGCACGCCGAACGGTCCGTGCCGCTCGTCGGCTACCGCGAGCCCCGATCCTGCGACTTCCGCGGGGTCGGGGCCTACGCCGCCGCAGCCCGATCGTTGCGGCCGTGGTGACCCGCCCGATCCCGTGCCGCGACTGCGGCGCCCCGGTCGCCACCGACCCGGACGGGCTGCCATACGCGTTCTGCCCCGAACACCTGCCCATCGTCGCGTCCGCCTACGACGAGGAACAACAGTGAGCGACGACGAACTCGCCCGGCTCCGCGCCCGGGTCGCCGAACTCGAAGCCGAGCTGGTGTTGCGCCGGTCCGGGATCCCGACGGCCCCACCCTGCACCGACGGCTACTGGCGGAACGAGAAACACCCGCCACCACCGTCCGCGACCGGCGGGGAGAACGCCGACCCACGAGAGGACACCTGACATGGCCGGACCGCGGAAGCTGCCGCCCACCCCCGCGCTCGTCGCGCTCGCCGAAGCCGGCTACCTAGACCGGGAGATCGGCGACATGTTCGGCGTGTCCCGGCAGGCCGTCGCTCACCGGCTCGCCGGGCTCGACATCACCCGAGCCCAACGGGTGCCGTGCCCGGCCTGCCACGGCAGCGGGACAGTCGCCCCGGTCGCCCTCCGGGTCGGCCCATCCCCACCGCTCCCCGAGACCGCATGACAGCGGCCCGGCAGCCATCGGCTGCCGGGCCGCTCTTCGTGTGCCCCCTCGCGCGCAGGCGCGCACGCGCGCGCGTGACCCGCCTATAAGCGGGTGAACTGATCGACTATCGGCGGGTGATCCACATAGAGTGCTCGGTACCCGCCGACAGCCCGTCGGCGGGTCACCGGACCGCCATGTAGCGGGTCCACCGGTTATGCCCCTCCTGCGTCGCCCGGCCCTCCTCGACGAGCTCAGCGAGGCGGCCCCGCGTCAACGACACCGACCGGCCCGCAGCCTCCGCGACCTCACTCACCGACGCCGGCCCGTCGAACCCGGCCAGGGCATCCCACACGAGCTGCCGCGACTCCGTCGGCCCGGTCGCCCGCGGCGGCTCCGGCTCGGTCGGCTCGGGCTCCGGCTCGGACGCGATCGTGAGGGTGGGCTTCCGGTTGGCCTTCCGCAGCCGGTCCCACTCGTCGCCGAACTCGGCCCGCAACGCCTTCAGCTCGTCTTCGTGCAGGTCGCCCTGATCGTCGGCGAACCGCTGCACCACAGCGCGCGCCGCCGTGTCATCGATGAAGTGCTGGCTGCCGCGCGTGACGTCCTGGTGGATACCGTTCGCGATCAGGCACTCGCCCGGCACACCCTGGGGGAGCTGCGACAGGTCGAAGTCGTGGTCCCCGGACAACAGCGCGGAGTCGTCCTGCCGGGCCGAGTAGAACCCGCACACCTGCCCCGCCAACAGGGCGGTGCGGACGTCGGCGCCCCCCAACTTCTGCGCCCGACCCCGCTGCGTCGCGAAGTGGATCGAGATGTCGAACGCGCGGGAGATCGCGACCAGCCGGTCGATGTTCGCCTGCCGCTCCACATCCGCCTGCTGCGCCGCCCGCTTCGCCGCGGACGCCTGCCGGGCCCGCACCGCAGGGTCCTGCTCGTCCGGGTCCGACGGCGCAGGCGGGGTCGGCGCGAAGTACAGGGCCGTCTCGTCGAGCATGAGCAGCAGCACCTTCCGGTCACGCCGCATTGCCTGCCCGCGGACGTGACACAGCACGAGCAGCGCCCGGATCACGAGGTCGATCTCCGCGGCGTCTGTCGCGTACACGTACGCGCCACGCGGCGCGAGATCGCGGTAATCAGGCGACCCGGGCTTCTGATCGCAGCACAACCACAAGGCGTCACGGGCGGCGATCGCCTGCACCGCCATCCGCCGGTAATACGTGGACTTCCCGTAGCCCTTCGCGCCCGCGGTCAGGCCGTCGACGCCGCCGTGACCGTCACGCCACACCTCCGACATGAGCGGGGTGACACCGTCGTTGACGTGCCCGATCTGGAACGGCTTCCGCAGGCTCGGGCGCTCGTCGGGCACCGTGTACGTGACGCCCGCCTTGCTCTTCGGGCGCTGCCGCACCCTGATCCGGTAGCCGCCCTCGCGGGTGCCACGCGTCTTCTCGATCGTGACGTCGTCGACGGACACCTCGTACCAGGACGCGATGTTCGGGATCCTGTCCCGGAGGGTCTTCGCCGTGTGACGGCCCTTCACACCCTTCAGCGTCGCCCACCACGTGTCGCCGTCCGCGCCGGCCGACGCGTGTGACAACTCGACACCGGGCAGCGACACAGCGTCTCCGTCCCACGCCAGGATCTCCGCCGTCACCGACACGCCCCGCCGGACGCGGCGATGCTTGAACCACGGCGGCCACAAGAAGATCAGCAGCGCGGCCCACGCCGCGATCAACGGCGGCGCCCCGAGCAGCACCCACGACCACGACGGCGACCAACCAGGGCCGAGCCAGCCGGCGGCGACCACCCACGCGCCGCCGCCGTACCAGCACAGCCGGGCGTACGAACGCTCCCTCAACCCCGGCAGCCGCGGGATCGTCTCCACACCGAGGAACACGACGACGACCGTGATGGCGGTGAGCGCCCACGGCGCCCACCCGCCCCACCAGTCCGCGGCGGCGGCGAGGCCGAGCGCGAGCCCGGCGAGGAACGCAGGCCCGAACACGTGCGGGAACCGCATGATCACCATGTCGAGCCTGTCGAAGATGCCGAGCTCGACCTCGGCCTGCCGTCGCGTGGTCACGCCACGTCCCTCTCTTCCTCGTCGTCGTTCTCGGCGTTGATGCCGTGGAACTCGCCGTCGCAGTCACAGCGGCAGTCGCAGTCGTCGTCGGGGGAGCGGGTGCAGTAGCTGTGGCAGCCCTGCGCCGCCCACCCGCCCCGCGCCGGCCGGGCAGGGTCGCCGCCGCGGTTCCGGGTGAAGTTGGCGTGTGCCTTCGCCCCGACAGCCACCGACAGGGCCCCGCCGAGCAGCAGCAGCCACCCGCCCGCGAGGAACGCCACGAACAACAGCCCGGCGATCACCACGTAGACGAACCCGCCGCCCCGGGAGATCCGCTCCACGGACGGCTCCACCCCGCCGACCTGCGTCACGCCGTCGACCTCCCGGCCATCCCGAGCCGGGCCACCCGCGCCCGGTACTGGCGCGGGTCGAGGGGCCGGTCACGCTTCCCGTTCCACGCGGTGCAGTGCACCCGCCGCTGCCCCGCGTTGGGCCCGTCGAGGTCGGTCTCGACGATCGCGAGATCCGACCACGGGATCTCCTTACGCGCCGCGTGCCCGACCAACACGGCATCGACCCGGTACGTCACGCCCCAGTAGCCGGACCGGTACCGGCCGCCCGGCACGCGCGGCCCGATCGCCGCCCGGTCGATCTCGGGGAGTTCGTCGACCGTGGCCGGGTACTCCCGCGGCCCGTTCACGGGGCCACCGCCTTTCACCCGGCCCGCCAGAAATCCGGGACGTCCCAGTCGCCGTACTTGGCTTCCGCGCGGGCCTTCGCCGCCGCGACCCCGTCCCCTGCGGAGTCCATGGCCTCGGCGGCGGTCCGCAACGCTGCGGCGGCGGCTTCGACCGCTTCCATCGCATCGTGCAGGTGGGCGATCAGCTCCCGGTCCGCGTCGGCGGCCACGAAGTAGTCGACATACGCGACCATCGCCTCCGCATCACCACGGCCTCGGTCAGCCTCGCCCTGCAACTCCTCCACCCGGGACGCGATCAACGCCCGCACCTCTTCGAGGTGGGCAGGCAGTTCCTCCGGGAACTCCTTCGGGTCGATGTCCGGGTCGTGCAGGTCAGCGAACGTGCGCACCGCGTTGGCCACGGCAGCCTCCTTAACTTCGGTCCCAGCGTCGTTTGCGGCGCTGACGTGCAGATCTGCTATCCGATGGATGCCGGCGACCGGCCCTGGTGTGGCGAACCGGTGGGCCCGCGCGAGCCGCGCTTCACGCCGCTTCCGGGCGGCGGTGGCCCGCTCGATGTTTCGTACCCCCGTGGCCTCGACGAAGGGGATCGCCGCACCGGCGGCGGCGATCCGCTGCGAGCGGAGCTGCATCACGGCGACGTCGGTGGCGTGCCACTTCCGCGCGAACTCCAGCGGGTCCTCGCCGCGAGCCCGCATCGCGGCCCGCTCCAACCACGACAACTTCAGCGGGCGGAAAGCCAGCGCGATCCGCTTGTCTTCGTCCCGCCGCATCTGGTCGACGACCGCGGCCATGTTCCGGTCACGCGGCCCGAACGTGGCGTCGTGCCACGGCAACGTCACCGACGCGGCCGCGGACTTCTCCCCGGTCGTGAAGTCACGCACCAGCGGTGTGGGGCCGAACTCGCGGCGGTCATCCAGCCACTCCTGGAACGGCCCGGTGACGCGCTTCGCGTACCCGGAGGACCGTTCGGATGCCTGCATCGCGGTCCATGTGCCGCCTCGCCGCACCCAGCGTGCGCCGAACCCGACCGGGCCACCCCGGATCGGATGCTGCTGTCGCTCACCAGGGGCGGCCTTCGAGCCCCGCGGACCGCCGCCCGTCGACTTGCCCCGGCCGCCGCGCGGCTGGCGGCCCTTCTTCTGCTGCCAGTACAGACCGCCCGGCCCGTCGAACCGCACCGCCTTCGTGCGGCTATTCCAAGAGAAGCAGAGGACCTTGAACCCGACCGACGACGGCCCCTTCTGCGTCGCGTTGATCGACATGTGCAGCCAGCGCGTCCCGAAGATCTTCCGCTTGCGGTAGCCCCACCCCATCATCGCACCCCATCCCGGTCCCGGATCTGCTCCAGCGTCTGGCCGGCGTCGGCCAGGGCCCCGTACAAGTCGTGGGTCTGCTCGTTGACCGCCGCAGTCGTGGCGTCCGCTGCGACCCGCAGGTCCCGCACCTCGACGAGGAGGCGGCGCCCGATCCACGCCTCCACCACGACAGCGGCGGCGAGGATCAGCAGGAACGCGGCGACCGCCCACGGCAGCCACACAGGCCAAGTCGTGGCGTTCACAGCCGCCCCCGCTCGTCGAGCCGGTCCGCCCAGTGGTCAACGTCGGGGTGCGAAGCCCAACGGTCCGCGAGCTTGTCTGCGATCCGCTGCTCCTTCCGGATCTCGGCCGGCGTCTTGCCCTGCGCCTTCAACCGGCCGATCTCCTCCCGGTAGTTGCGCCGGTCCGCCGAACAGCCCTCGCCCGTGCCGGCCGCGACCTCGCCGACCTTGCAGAACGCCATGTACTGGGCCGGGGTCAGCTTCTCGGGGTCGCGCAGCGTCACGAGCCCCTCGTGCTTGCTGACCCGCGCCTTCCGGAAGTTGTTCGTCGCCTTCGCCCCGACGACGTGGCCGCCTTCGTGGCGTAGCAACGTCCGGCCGACACCGTGCGAGTGGCCCACCGCGACGCGACCACCGCGTGCCCCGCCGAGCCGGCCGAGGATCATCCACACGGCTGCGGCGAGCAGCAGCAGGACGACGAGCCCGCCGCCGCCGTGGGCGAGCAGCAGCCCGGCGACCACACCGCCAACCACCAGGCGGGTCACGATCCCGCCACCCGCGTCACACCCATCAGGGCGGCCAAGCCGTGCAACTGCCACTGCTCGCACTGCCCCGACCGGAAATCGGTGAGCATGTCGTCGGCGAAGTCGTCCATCTCGATCGCCGTCTCCCCATGCCCCGTCGACCGCAGCACGGCGGCGTGATGCCGCAGACGGGCCACCGCCTCGTCCATCAGTGACCGGTCGGTCGCCACCGTCATGCTCATCGGGCAGCCACCTCCCCGCGCCGCTCGGCGTGCAGCGCGGCGATCTCGGCCTCGATGGCGCGGGCTTCGGCGGCGATGCGGTGCAGGCGCGCCTTCAGCGCGTCACGCTGCCCCTCGTCGAACATGACGCCGTCCTGGCTGGCGTAGTCCAGCCTCATCGCCGCCGTGTGCGCATCCCCGATGGTTCTGCGCGCCGCCGACATCGCCCTGTCCAGCCACTCCAGGCCGTGGTCAACCGTGTTCCTCATGCCGCTGTCCTCTCCTCGCGCTGCCTCTGCCTGCGTCGCGCCTGCCGGTCTGCGGCCTGGCGCCTCTTGCGGTCCTCGGGGGACTCGTCGCCGCCCGACTGCCCTGGGGAGACAGCGGGCGGCGACTGCGGGGGAGCGGGATCAGGGGACACCGGCTTCTTCGCCGGGCTACGGGGGGTCGCCTTTTGGCGGGACTTTTCGCGGACTGACACAGCGGGCGTGTCCGCCCGGGCGGCCATCACGACGAGGGCTTCACCGACGAGCGCGGGCAGCCAGGCGATCGCCCACGGCAGCCCTGCATCGTGGAGCAGCAAGGTCGCGTGCACGGCCGTGTACAGGCCAGCCCCGGCGGCGATGAACCCCATGACGAGCGCCCGCTCCGTGCGGGGCCAGCCGGTGAGCTCGCCAGACGCGCGCCACAGTGCGACGGCGGTCGGGAGGGTGAACGCCATGAGCACGCCGACGCCGACGAGGACGGGGCTCGGCCACGCCCACGCGACGTTGAACGCGAGGGAGCCGACGACACCGAGCGTGAGCGCGGTGTGCGCGATGTTCGGGCGGCGGGCGCTCATGCGGCCCGCCGATCAGCGGCTACTCCGCGGGCTTGTACCGGTGCGCCCACCGGCGGACGGTCGGCCAGGGCTCGCCGGTGACCTCCCCGATCTCCCGCCAGGACTTCCCACGGCGCCGCATCTCCCAGACTGCCGCCGCTGCTCGGCGCCATTCCGCTTCGCGGTTGTCCCGCGCCTGACGCACCCGGTCGGCGAGCTCGGTCATCGGCACCTCGACCAGGTCGGGGGACAGCGGAGGGGTCTCGTTCGTCTCGTCGCCCCCGGCCGTCACAGTCCGGCAGCGTAGTAGGGAGATCATTCTCGATCACGGGGACTAGTGTTTCACAAATGACACACCTAGTGCCACGCGTGACACTCGACCCGACGAACTGGCCGTGAACTGTCGGTTTCGCCCAACGAATCCGCTACCCTCGCGGGCGTGGTCGCCTCACTCCCGCAGGCCAGTCCCGCCCACCACTGCCAGCCACCACCCGACCGCATCGGCCGTTGGGCATGCCCCACCTGCGGCGCCGGATGGCGGGCCACCGCGACGACCCGCGGCGGCGACCCGATCGTGTGGTCGCCCTGGTCGGATGCGGACAACATCCACCTGTTCGCGGCCCACCACTTCGAGCTCGAGGCGGACCGGTCGCCGTGGTGGCGGTGGCATCGCCGAGCCCGGCTGCGGGCCCTCGCCCGCGCCGCGCGTGCCGACGCGGAGCGCACGTGGTGACCGGGGAGCATCGGTGTCGGCGCGGGGAGCGGTGCGCGGACCGGGTCCGGCACGTCGAAACCCCCACCGTCTGCCCGGACTGCCGCTGCCATGACGGCTGGCAGAAGCCCTGCACGATCCCCGGCGGCTGCGGGCACCTCCACAGCGAGACTGTGACTTTCGTGGGCGCCGGAATCCAAACACCCGACGGCCTCTGCGCCACCTGTGTGCGTTTCGCCGCCCACGCGATCACCCACCTGAAAGGTGACGTCGCCGAGCTCACCATGCTCATCGGCAGAGGCGGCGGCGCGGGCGGAGACAAGATCACGCAGACGCGGGAGGCGCCCATCCCCATCCGCCTCGGCGTCGAAGCATTGCGCGCGGAGATCGACGACCAGGTGCAGACCTGGGCCGAGCTCGTCGCCGAACGGCTCGGCATCGACTGGGACACCCAAACCGCGCGACGCTCGAGGATGGGGCCGCGCGTCACCCGCGCCGTCGACCTGCTCGTGAACGCCGTCGACACCCTCGTCGCGCTCCCGCCGCAGGAGCTGCTGGCGTGGCAGGACGGCGAACCCGTGTGGGACCACGAGCTGGACTGCCAGGACACGGCCGTGATGGACGGTGTCGACGCCGCCCTGCACCTGTCGCACCTGCATTGGCGGGCCTACCGCATCGCCGGACGCACCAAGCTCGTGCATCGGCTGTTGCCGCGGTGTGAGCACTGCGGTCAGCGCACGTTGGTGCGGGAGGACGGCGACGAGGACGCCCGCTGCGAATCGGACCGTTGCCGGGGCCGGCGGATCCCTGGTGGCCGCTTGAACTGGCTCGTCATGGCGACGACGGCGGTCGAGCAGGCCGCTCGGGACGGCGCGGAGGCGGTCGCGTGACGGACGACCTGTGTCCCGGGTGTACGGCGCTCGCCCGCCGACCGGTGTCCCGCACCGAGTGTGAGGCGGCGCTCCGCCGCGTCGGGCACGTGGAGGAGGCGACCGATGGGTAGCTGCGCGAAGTGCGGCGGGAAGATCAGCGGCGGGATCCGCCGCCACGCACCCACCTGCGACTTCTACCGGCCCGTCGACATGCTCGCCGAACACCCCGACCTCATCGACTGGGAAGCCGACGCCGAGTACTGGTTCGGCGACGACTGGTCCGGCCCCGCCCCCGACCGCAAGGGAACCACCGCGTGAGCGACGACGAGCGGCAGCCGATCGGCGGGGCGCTCGACGCGCTCGGTGTCAGGGCCAGCCTGGAACCCGACGAGCGGATCACGGAAGCGTTGGTCATCGCGAAGATCGTCGACTTAGAGACCGGGCGGACCATGCTCGGCATGTACCACTCGGAAGGGACCGACTGGATCTCTCATCTCGGGCTGCTGTCCGCCGCCCGCCAGGCCATGGACGGCGACGCGATCGTGGTCACCGACGATGAGGATGACGGGTGACCGCCCGGTGGCCGCTCCCCGGGGATCGGGCCGTCGACCGGGCCCGGCAAGTCGCCCACGAGTACCGGAAGGCCTTGCTGAACACCGACCCCGCCGCGTGCGCCGTCATCGACGACGCAGCGGTCAAGGTCGGCGAGGAATGGGTACTGCCGCAGGTCGACCAGTACTACGACGACGACCGCATCACCGTCGCCGAAGCGGCGCTGCTCACCGGAAGGTCCGTCCGATGGGTCTACGCGTGGGTCGCTGAGAAGCGGGCCGAACGCGCACACGTCGGCCCGGACAAGCTGATCCGCGTCAAGGTCGCCGCCGTGCGTGACGCGGCCGACCGCGTGGCATGTTGACCAGTGATCTTGCATATGCGACGCTGCACCCGGCACTAGTGTGCCCAAAACGACGGGCGGGCCCTACACCGTAGGACCCGCCCGAAACGCGTTCTAGACGGTCAGTGCTGAAGCGCCCACGTGGCCTGCGGCGTCGCCGCCATCATGCTGCTCGCGTACTGGAGCTGGTAGGCGCCGCTGGCGCTCGCGTCGAAGCACACGTCGCCGCTCACCGTCCCACCCGGCGCGAGCTGCCCCGAGTTCAACGGCGACTCCGCGCCGAACGGGATCCCCGACGAGTGGATCACCCCGTTCGGGTCCTGAAGCTTCCAATCGAACGAGTTGTACGACGCGGTGCCGTTCCCGACGTTCCGGTACTCGACAGCCGAGCACAGCTGATCGTCGGTGAACTCGTCAGTGAGAAGCTTCAGGTCCGCCGCGGTCACGTCCAGCGGCCCCACCGAAACAGTCTGCCCGGCCGGCGCCTCGGGGATCGAGGCGTCCTCCACCGGGGCCTCGACAGGTGCCGCGCCGTCGACGGGGGCGATGACCCCTGGAGCCGGGTTCACGGCCTGGTCCAGGTCCTGCACGAGCTGGTCGGTCGCTTGGAACACGATCACGATGCCCCAGATGCCGAGCGCGACCGCGATAGCGCCGAGCGCGGTGCCGACGGCCGACATCTTCGGGTTGTTGGCGGTGCCGCGTCGGGTTCGGGCCCACCCGAGCAGCCCGAAGAGGACGGCGAGCGCGCCGAGGATGAGGGCGATGAACCCGGTGAACGGGATGAGCCCGAACACCAGCCCGATCAGCGCCAGGACGAGCGCTGTGATGCCGAACCCGTTGCGGGGCTGCGGCTGGTAGTGGGGCTGGTGCTCGGTCGACTGCCTCTGCCCGTCAGGCATGGCTGACCTCCGGTCGGTGTGTGGGGTGTACCCGACAGAGTCGCACGGCGCGGGCGTCTGTTACACCCGAAACGGGCGACTGACCGCCCGTTCTACTAACTCCAGCCTGGCCCCGGCGAGATAGTAAGAGGTGCGTCATGGCCGATGGCCGCGGGAAGCAGCCCTCCGAGAACAAGCCCTCCACGGGCACCGGTAAGGACAAGCGCCTGAAGGGGCGCGGGCAGAAGCCCGGGCCCAAGCCCGGGAAGTAGTGGCTGCCCGCCCCTGCCTGGGGTGCGGGGCTCTCACCCGTGCAGGGTCACGCTGCCCCACCTGCCAGCAGGGCAGGCAGCGGGCGATAGATAGTAAGAGGGGTACTGCTGCCGAGCGTGGGTATGACAGTGCGTGGCGCAGGCTGGTAGCCCAGGCCATCCACCTGCACCCGTGGTGCACGGACTGTGGGCACACAGGCAGTGAGGACAACCCACTGAGTGGGGATCACCTGCGTTGGCCCGCACGCTCACTCGATGATGTGTGCGTGGTGTGCAGGGTGTGCAACTCACGCAGGCCCAACAGGAGAACAGGTGTGGTGAAGCGACAGTGAGTGTCGAGCCCAAGCTCAATGCGCCAGTCACGCACGTGATCACGCTCGATGATGCGACTGCGTGGCTTGCTGATCATGGGTTCGATGCGGACAACGTGCGTGAGTGCCGCATCGAGATCGGCAACGTGGTGACGCGTGATGGCGAGCGCGTGATCTGTGCGTGGCTCGACGTCGAGTGGTACCGCCTCGACTCGACCGGGCAGAAGTACCTGAACGACGAGCGAACCGATGCTGTGACGGCGTCGTCGTCGGTCCCGCTGCGCTCATGGCCGCCGCTCACATCGAAGATCGACGATCACCAGTGATCCACTAGAGATCCACAACTGATCCGCTACGCGCAAGCCTCTGACCTGCACGTTTGCAGACTGTCGATCATGTGGTGATCGCAGACAAGCCCCTGACCTGCATTTTTTGAGGCTGAAGGCGCCGTGACCCTGCTACCACCTGCGCCGCAATGTGTACGCAGTCTGGAAGGCGGAATCGGCCGTCCGACTTGTGCGCGCCGAGCGTTGGCGCGCGGCACAATGGAGCTCGTGTGCAGAGGATGCGGCGCGCCGCTTCCGGCTCGGCAGGGCCGAGGCCGTCCGCGGGTGTGGTGCTCGTCGAGATGCAAGTCGGTCGCGCGTCACCGCGTGCTGCGTTCGGATCCGGACGCATGGGCGGCTGAGCTGCAATCCGTCCGTGTTCGGCGCGTTCTGGTCGTCCACAGGGTGCGTTGCGCCGTCTGTGGCACCGAATTTGACCATCCCGGTGGCGGAGCGCCAGCGTCACGATGCCGCGCTCATCGAGCGTTCAAGTCGTGGGTCGAGTGTCCGTGCGGTACGGCGCTGTGGAAGCGGAACCCGGACGCTCATTGCTCGCGGGCCTGCTACCGATCGTTCCACCCACCAGCCGCGCCGGACGAGCGAACCCGGAAGGGGCGTCGGCGCACCTGGGAGAGCGGCGCGCCCGGCCTCAACCAGCATCAGCGTCGCCGGCTCCTACTGCACTGGCAGCGGCGAGGTCGGACGTGCTGGACCTGTCCTGAGTTCCCGGACACGGTCGATCACGTCATTCCGGTCTCCAGGGGCGGTACGAACCACGAGGGGAACCTCGTGCCAGCGTGCAAGAGGCATAACAGCTCCCGGAGAGCGCTGCTGATAACGGAGTGGAGGTTCCGCAATGGCCGGAGCCGGCCCGCCGCCGAGCGCGACACCGAACCCGAACCGTCGGCGACGTAACGCGCCGACACAGTTCACAAAGCTCCCCGTCGAGGGCCGCACGGGCGATGTGCCGGGCTGGCCGCTCGCGCCGGACGTGGTCGGTCAGGCGAAGCTCGACCGCTTGAACGAGCAGATCGACGACGCGAGCGTGGAAGCACAGGGCACGGGCCGGGAGGCGAAGAACGCTCAACGGCGCCTACTCAGCCTGCGTGAGCGCGCGGAGATCCTTTCGGCCGAGATTGAGGCCATCGGGGAGCAGGAACAGGCCCTCTGGGCAGACTTGTGGCGTACTCCGCAGGCTGTGGCGTGGGAGCGGCTGGGGTGGACGCGGACGGTGGCGCAGTATGCACGCTGGCAGATCCGCGGGGAGCTCGGCGACATGGACGCGGCGAAGGAAGCCCGGCAGTTGTCGGATCGTCTGGGGTTGTCGCCGCTGGCGATGCTCCGGCTCCGGTGGGAGATCAGCGCCGATGAGCTCGGTAGCGAACGTGCGGACAGGGCGGCCCGTAAGGCGCCGGCTGCTCCTCGCCGCCGGAATCTGAAGGCTGTGGACTGAAATTGGCCTCTTGACCGGGCGCTTCGGCCTCTGAGGGGGCGGATCGTATGCCGTGGAGGGGTCCGTCGGAGCCGGGTGAGTTCCCGACGCTCGGGTGGCAGGTCATCGAGTGGATCGAAGACAGCATCATCATCCCGGACGGCCCGCGCCGCGGCGAGCCGTACATCCTGACGAACGAGCAGGCCCGACACCTGTTGCACGTGTACCGGTTGCACCCGAAGGGGAAGCCGCACCCGAAGTACCCGAAACCGGTCGACGGGCTCGTCTACTACGGCGCGCAGCTCCGTAGACCGCAGAAACACGGCAAGGATCCCCTCGCGGCGGCCCGTTGCGCCGCTCATGCGCTCGGCCCGGTGCAGTTCGACGGGTGGGACGCCGACGGGGAGCCGGTCGGCCGGCCAGTCGACACACCGTGGGTGCAGATCGCGGGCACGTCCGAAGAGAACACGGACAACACGTACCGGCCGCTGTTCCGGATGCTGTCCGAGGGGCCACTCGCTGACCTGCCTGGCCTGGACATCGGCGAGACCCGGATCAAGCTCCCGAACGGCGACGGCTGGATCGAGCCCGTCACAGCGGCCGCTAGGTCCCGTCTGGGCAACCCGATCAGCTTCGCGTCGTTCACAGAGCCGCACCTGATGACGGAACGGGATGGCGGACTCGGGTTGTCGCGGGCGATGAAGCGGAACCTCGCCGGGATGGGCGGCACCTGGACTGAGGTGACGAACGCGTGGGACCCGTCGGAAAGGTCGGCGGCGCAGCTCACCGCGGAGGGCAAGGCCCCCGGCATCTACCTCGACCATGCGGCAGCGGACCTGCCGCGGATGTCGTCGGCGGACTTCGAGGACGACAAGCTCGTGATGGAGCGGATCGTCATCAAGTACGGCGATTCCTGCCGGAAAGCGGGCGGATGGGTCAACGAACGGGCGATTCTGGCCCAGATTCGTGACCCGGCGACCGGCGAGGCGGAGGCGCGCCGCTACTTCCTCGACGAGGTCACGGTCGGTGAGCGGGACGCCGTGGACGCGACCCGCTGGAAGGCGCTTGCCCGACCCGAGGGCGAGCTCGCCGCGGGGACGCGTGTGGCGCTCGGCTTCGACGGGTCGCGGGCCCGGGATGCGACGGCCCTGCTGGCGTGCCGGATCTCGGATGGCCGGTGGTTCCGACTTGGGGTGTGGGTCCCGGCCGAGCACGGCGGGAAGGTCCCCGAGGCGGAAGTGGACCAGGCGGTGGCCGATGCGGCCGCCGCATACGAGGTCTGGCACCTCGTATGCGACCCGTACCGGTGGCAGACGAACATCGACCGCTGGGATGGCCGCCTCGGGAAGAACCGGGCCGGGAAACCGGTGGTGGTGGAGTTCCCGACGAACGTCGAGCAGCGCATGGACGCCGCCATCGACCTGTGGGAGACGGCTTACCGCACCGGCGAGGGCGAGTTCACCCACGACGGCGACGACACGGTCGCCGAGCACGCATACGCCGCGGCAGTCGCGCTGGGCCGGCGGAAGCCGCCGCGGGAAGACGCGGAAGCCCAGATCAACGACCGCTACCGCAAGATCGTGAAAAAGAAGCGTGACGTACTCATTGACGCGTTCGTGGCCGGGATTCTGGCCACGTTCGGGCGGGGGATGGCGATCGAACACGGTGCCCTGGCCGAAGCAGACCTGATCGCGAACGTCTGGTGAGCCGAGGGGGTGCCGGTTGAGTAACTGGTTCACTCGGCTGTTCCGGCCGGGCAACCCCGACGAGGGGAAGCGTGCGTTCACCCGCGAGGACGTGTGGGGGCACGGCGTCGATCTGCCGCCGCAGGTCCACGCTGCGGACATCGAAACGGCGCTGACGTTGGCGCCCGTGTACTCGGCGACCCGTCTGCTGGCCGATTCGGTGGCTGCGCTGCCCCTGCAGGCGTTCCGGCGGACCGCGGACGGCGCCAGGAAGCCGATGAGCGCCCCGGAGGTGTTCACGGACCCGACGGAGTTCGGGACCACGCACGAGTGGGTGCAGCGGGTGATGACGTCGCTGCTGCTCCGTGGGAACGCGTACGGGTATGTGCCGCTGTTCGACCGTGACGGGTACCCGCGGCGGATCGAGTGGCTGCACCCGGACGAGGTGTCCGTCGACGACAACTTCAGCGTGGGGCGCCGCCCGGTGTGGTTCTGGAAGGGCCGGCGGGTCGATCCGGGCCGTTTGGTGCACATTCCGGGCTATGTGCTGCCCGGGCAGGTGTTGGGGTTGGCGCCGATCTCCGCGTTCGCGTTGACGACCGAGACGGGTCTGTTGTCGCAGCAGTTCGGGCGGGACTGGTTCCGTAACGGGTCGGTGCCGTCCGGTGTGCTGGAGACCGACCAGAGCGTCGACCAGAACCAGGCGCGGGTGTTGAAGGACCGGTTCCGGGAGGCGACGCGGGGCCGGGAGCCGATCGTGCTCGGCCTGGGGACCCGCTACAACCCGATCACGGTGTCTCCGGACGAGTCGCAGTTCCTGGCGACGCTGAAGATGACGGTCAACCAGATCGCGTCGATCTACGGGATCCCGCCGGACATGATCGGCGGGGAGGCGGGCGGTTCGCTGACGTACGCGAACGTTGAGCAGCAGTCGCTGAACTTCGTGACGTACACGCTGCGGCCGTGGTTGACGAAGTTGGAGTCGTCGTTCTCCCGGTTGATCCCGGACGGGGAGTACGTGCGGTTCAACGCGGACGCGATGGTCCGCGCGGATCTGACGTCGCGGTACGCGGCGCATCACATCGCGTTGACGGACGGCTGGAAGAACCGAGACGAGATCCGCGAGCTCGAAGACTTGCCGCCGTTGCCTGGTGGGCAGGGGAAGACGTACGGGCCAGTGGCAGACCCGGCGCGGAAGCCGACCCCGGTCCCGCGTGATGACGAGGACGAACCGGTGAGGCGGCTACGGGCCGCGGGAACGGAGTACTGATGGCCGAGGTAGAGCGGCGGTACACGCCGGTCCCGGTGGAGGCACGTAAGGCCGATGATGGGCGCCGGAGGATCGGCGGCTACGCGGCGGTGTTCAACCGGGAGTCGAGGAACCTGGGCGGGTTCATCGAGCGTGTCGACCCGATCGCGTTCAACAAGTCCCGTGGTGACGACTGGCCGGACGTGATCGCCCGGTACAACCACGACGACAACATGCTGTTGGGGACGACCGCGGCGGGCACGCTGCGGCTGTCTGTCGACGCCTACGGGCTGTCGTACGAGGTGGAGCCGCCGCAGTCGCGGACGGACATCCTGGAGCTGATCGAGCGCGGCGATGTCCGGAAGAGCTCGTTCGCGTTCCGGACCCTCGAGGACGACTGGACGCTGACCGAGCAGGGGTTCCCGCTGCGGACTCTGGTCGGGGCGCAGCTCGTCGACGTCGCCCCGGTGAACGTGCCCGCCTACCCGGACACGACGTCCGGGTTGCGGTCCCTCGCCGAGCGGGTGCAGGCGCCGCTGGAGGAGGTGCGGTGTCTGGCGGAGGCGAACGACCTGCGGAAGCTGTTCGTCCGCACGGACCGGAAGACGCCGAAGCTGGACACCCCGAAGACGTACGGCCCGGCCGCCCGCATGGCGATTCTGGGCAAGGAACAGGACCCCTGGGCGTAGCGCCTGGGCTTGTCCCGGCCGGCGGCAGGTCGACAACCACCGCCGTCCGGGACTGAGCGGTACCCATTGCGGGGCAGGTCGACAACCACCTCGCGCAGCACACAACCCCCCCGCGAGAGATGAAGGAGACGCCTCATGTCTGAGGTGCTGAAGAGGCTGCGTGAGCGCCGGGCCAACGTCTGGGAGCAGGCGAAGGAGCTGGCGGATCGTGCGGCGGAGGAGAACCGCCAGTTCTCCGGCGACGAGGAGTCCCAGTGGCAGGGGCTGAACTCGGAGCTGGACGCGCTGGACAAGCGCATCAAGAACGTGATCGACGGTGAGCAGCGGGCGAAGGACACCGAGGACGCGTTCGCGAAGCTGGAGGGCAAGCCGCAGGAGCAGCGGGGTGGCCGCCGTGAGCGCGAGCAGCCCGTCGGGGGGCAGCAGGAGTCCGAGCTCCGGCGGTTCCTGCGCGGTGACGGCCCTCGGTTCTTCGATGTCGTCCCGGATGGCCCGGTCAACTTCCGTGCCTTCCTGAACACGGGCACGGCGGCCGAGGGCGGCAACACGGTGCCGACGTCGTTCTACGACCGGCTCGTCGCGCACCTGATCGAGACCTCGGCGGTCATGCAGGCCGGGGCGACGATGCTGAACACGGCGTCGGGGGAGACGATCCAGGTCCCGAAGACGACCGGCCACTCGACGGCGGGGATCGTCACCGAGGGTGCCAACATCACGCCGTCTGACCCGACGTTCGGGCAGATCAGCCTGGGCGCCTACAAGTACGGCACCCTCACTCAGGTCTCCCGGGAACTGATCGACGACTCCGGTGTGGACCTGGAGGGCTACCTGGCCTCCCAGACCGGACGGGCACTCGGGAACGCGTTCGGTGCGCACGCCATCACCGGGACCGGCACCGGTCAGCCTCGCGGTCTGGTCACCGACGCCACCGTCGGTATCACCGGCGCGACAACCGTGGCGGGCAAGTTCAACTCGGACAACCTGATCGACCTGTTCTACTCGGTGATCGCCCCGTACCGGGCGTCGCCGTCGTGCAAGTTCATCGCACGGGACTCGTCGATCGCGGAGATCCGGAAGCTGAAGGACGGTAACGGCCAGTACTACTTCCAGCCGTCGCTGGTGGCCGGTACTCCGGACACGCTGATCGGGAAGCCGATCCTCACCGACCCGAACGTCGCCGAGGTGGCGGTGGGCGGGAAGTCGCTGGTGTTCGGTGACATGTCGCAGTACTTCGTGCGGCTCGCCGGCGGTGTCCGTTTCGAGCGGTCCGACGACTACGCGTTCAACACGGACCTGGTCACCTTCCGTGCGCTGCTGCGCGCGGACGCCGCGCTGGTGGACCTCACCGGCGCGGTGAAGGTGTTCCAGGGCGCCGCCACCTGATCGGTAGTAGTCCGCGGCACCCCATCCCCCTTCGCACGTGTGTGTAGGGGGATGGGGCGCCGTCGCGTGACGGCCGAGGAAGGGGCCCGAACATGGCAGAGCTGGTGTTTGACGAGGACAGGAATCAGTGGGTGTGGGCGGCTGCGATCACCGACGTATCGGGATCTGCGGGCGCGACGTTCACTGCTGCCGAGCAGGCCATCGTCAATGACCTGGTCGCGAAGGTGAACGCGATCCTGGCGGCGCTCCGCGCAGCCGGGAAGATCGCGAACGACTGAGGGAGACGACGATGCGTGTGCGCATGAAGGTGTCGGTGTCCGGGACCCGCGGCGGGCAGCTGTGGCCGGGCATCGGGGAGGAAATCGACCTCCCCGACGGGGAAGGCGCCGACCTGTGCGCCGCCGGGCTGGCGGAACCCGTCGCGGTCACCAAGCCGGCGGAGACCGCTGTCGACAAGGCACCGGCCGAGGAACGCGCCGACGACGACAGCGAGAAGCAGGCGTCCGATAAGGGGCTGTCCACGGAGTCGGGGCCGGCCCGGCGGCGGAGGCAGTAGCCCGTGGCCGCGGCTGATGTGATCACCCTGGACGTCGCTGCGGCCCACCTGAACATGACCAGTACCGGGGCAGACGCTGCGGAACTGGCCGTGCACATCTCCGCGGCGTCGGCGATGGTCGAGCACCACGTAGGGCCCGTCATCATCCGCGAGTTCACCGACTACGAGCGGTACGGCCGGCGGATCGTCCTCGACCGAGGGCCCGTCGTGTCGCTCGTGTCCGTCACCCCCTCGTACGGCGGTGACGTCCTCGACGTGGCCGAGTTCCGCGTGACACCGGATACCGGGGTTGTGCGGTACGCGACGGGTGGCCGGCTCGCTGGTGGCCCGTACGACATCGCCTACACGGCGGGTCGTGCGGTCACGGTAGACACGGTGCCTCCGGCGTTGACGCTGGCGTGCTGCGTGATCGTGGCGCACCTGTGGGAGACGCAGCGGGCCGTGACGTTCGGTGGGCAGGCAGGGTTCGGGACGGACGACTTCGTCGCTTCGTCGTCGGGGTCGGGGTTCGCTGTGCCGTATCGGGCGCGTGACCTGATGGCTCCGTACCGGTCGGTGGTCGTGTGACCGCGTCGGCGATCCCCGGGTTCCTGGATGCGCTCGTCCCGCTGCTGCAGGCCGCCCCGGCGTTGACGGGGTGGCTTGTCGTGGATGGGCCCGCTTTGGAGAACACGTCACGCCCGGATGTCCTCGCCGTCGGGATCTCCACCGATGACTTGTCGGTGGAGACGGAGAAGGCAGACGCGGGATTGGGTGCGCGGCGTGAGCGGGCGGACGTGACGTGCATGGCGGTGTCGTGGACGGGTGACGCCGCCCTGTCGCCGCGTCGTGCGCAGGCGTTCGCGGCGATGGCGGCGGTGCAGGACGTGTTGCGTGCGGACCCGACGGTGGCGGGGACAGTCACGCGGGCACGAGTGATGAGCGCCGTGTACACGCCGGGGCGTGACGCGAAGGGCTGCGGCGCGTCCGTCGAGTTCCAGATCCGGATCGACGCGTTCAACAACTGACACGAGGGGATCGACGATGGCGACACTCGCCACGCAGAACATCGGCACTGGCGGCCTGGGCGCCACCTATTCGCCGGTGACGGCGTCGGACAAAGTGGTGCCGGGGGACGGCACTTTCCTGCACGTGAAGAACGGGTCGGCGTCGTCGGTGACGGTCGAGCTCGTCACCCCGCAGACGGTGGATGGGCTGGCCGTCGCGGACCGGCAGGTGTCGGTTCCTGCGTCGGGTGACCGGTTCATCGCGGTCCCGGACATGTACGCGGATCGCACCGATTCAGGTTTGGCGACGGTCAACTTCCTAGCCACTACGTCGGTGACGGTGGCGGTGCTCCGCGCCTAATCGCGCGTCGCTCGACAACTTCAGACAGCAACCCCTCATCAACCCCCAGAGCCGCCCGGCCTGGGGGTTCTCGCATGCCCGGAGGAGCCATGGACAAGGTCCGGATGGTCCACGACCAGGTGGACGGAGAGATCGAGGTGCCGGCACCGGCTGTGCCGCATCACCGGCGGTCTGGCTGGGTGCCGGTCGCTGAGCGCCCGCAGGCGGCTCCGCCGCCCGCCCCGACGCCCGCCCCGAAGGCGGACACCCAGAAGACGACGAGCGGGGCGGCGCGGCCGACCCGGGACGGGAGCGCTGACTGATGGCCACTCCGGCGATCAATGCCTCGAACCGGTACTTCGATGTTGGTACGTCGAAGTGCTACTACCTGCCGACGATCGCCGCGTCGAACATGGTGCCGACGCGCGTGGAGATGGACGCGGGAACGGACCTGTCGAACGAGATCGCCGCCCTCGATGGGTGGGTCGTGGAGGGCGGGGAGATTGAGACCCCGGACATGGGGTCGCTGTTCACGGGGAAGATCCCGGGCCGGACGAACGCCGAGGACTGCTCCCTGACGTTCCACGCGGACAAGACCGGTAACGATGTGCGGACCCTTCTGCCGCGTGGCACCGAGGGTTACATCATGTGGTGCGACGGCGGGGATGTGTCGGGGAACCTCGCGGACGTGTTCCCGGTGCGGGTGCGCAGCAACTCGGCGCAGCGTTCGGTGGAGGATGAGAACGCCCGCCGGCTGGTGCAGTTCTCCGTGTCGCGGGAGCCGGCCGAGTCGGTGACGATCCCGGCCACGGTCTGACGTGGGGCTGAAGGACAGGTTCGCGGCGCGGCAGCTCCCGCGGGTGACGGTGCCGCTTCGGATGGACTTCGGTCCCGAGTCCGATGCGGCGCTGCGGGAGTTCGCCGACGCCGACGCCACGTTGGCGGACGCGAAGCTGCGGAACCTCGCCGACCGCGGCGGCCTGGAACGCAGGGTCGAGGCGGCGCGGGCGGCGTTGGCGCCGTTCTACGAACGCCTCGTGGTGCGGGCGTTGCCGCCGGATGAGATGGATGCTCTGGTCGCGGCGCACCCGCCGACTGACGAGGACAAGGCGAAGGCGAAGGAAAGGGGCGGCGACGCCGCCTGGAACCCGGCCACGTTCGCGCCCGCCCTGTTGGGGGCGTGCGTGCACCCGGAGGACCCGGACGACGCACCGCTGTCCGAGCAGGAGTGGGCGGAACTCACGTCGAAGGGCCCGGTGTCGTCGGGGGAGCTGCGCTACCTGCTGCAGACCGCCCTGGACATCAACGATCGGAGCCCGGACCCGAACCTGGGAAAAGGCTAGACGCGGTCCCGCTGCTCGAGCTCGAGCTCGAGGTGTGCGAGAAGTACGGGATCTCGCATTCCCACTTCCATGGCGGGCCGCGTCGGTGGTCGCAGTCGGATCGTGACAAGGCTCTGTGGCGGGTTCTGCGGGAGCGGGAACGCTGCGGGGAGTGCGGAACCCGACGTTCCGAGTGGGACGAGAAGCAAGGCGGGTCTCGGGACGCGTATCGCGCGGTGAAGGTGCGGTGCGTGGGCTGCGAGAAGGTGAAGACGGCGCAGGCGTCGATCGACGAGAAGCGGGACGGCCGCGGGGTCGGGATCACGCTGCGGAGGTGACCGGTGGCCGCGTCGGTGCAGTTGGGGATCCAGGGCGGCGAGCAGTTCCGGGACCTGTCGAAGAAGCTCCGCGGGCAGAAGGATCTACAGCGGAAGCTGCGGGCCGGCGTCCGTTCCGCTGGCAAGCCCGCGGAGCGGGACCTGAAGGCCGCGGTGATGCGGGTGCGGGTGACGTCGGATCGGGGCGGTACGGCGCACCCGGACCGGTCCACCAGTCTGCGGGCGCGGACGGCGCGGGCGGTCCGCACGAAGGCGACCCAGCGCGGGATCCGGACGATCGTCGACGCAAAGAAGCTGGGCCCGCACGGGCACAGCCTGCCCCGCTACCTCGACGGCACGATCCGGTCCTATCGGCGGTGGCGGCACCCGGTGTTCGGGAACCGCGACGTGTGGACGGAGCAGTCCGGCAGCGCCTGGTTCTTCGTGACGATGCGCCGGCGGGCGCCCACTTTTCAGCGTGAGGTGCTGAGGGTGATGGCCGACGTCGAGCGTGAACTGACTTCCTGAAGGAGACACGTTGAAGATCGAGCACGACGGCGAAACCTACGAGTTCGACATGGACTCGGTGAACGCCCAAGAGCTGCGCCTGGTGGAGCAGCACGCCGACATGACGTTCGCCGAGTGGCAGCAGGGGTTGCAGCGGGGGAAGGTGAACGCGCTCGTCGCGCTCGTGTTCCTCGCGAAGCGCCGCGCCGGGTCGGATGTCGAGTGGTCGGACCTGGACAGCCTCAACATCCAGGACCTGCTGGAGGCGATGGCCGAGGTGAACGGCGTCGACCTGGACGCGGTGGAACGCGGCGAGGTCGACGTGGACGCGCTGGCCGCGTCGGAGATGGATAAGGCGCGGCAGAACCGGGAGGCGCGCCGCGCTGCCCGGAAGACGTCGCGTACCACCGCGACGGCTCCGGCGGCGAAGCGTCCGCCTGCTCGCCGCGCCGCCGCGAAGTAGCGCACCTCTGGGGCCTGTCGGCCCCGCCCTAGTTTGTCCCGTCACGTAGACGCCCCTGGATCCGCGAAGGGGGTGTCTCTTCGTGGCGGACAAGTCGCTCGGCTACAGCGTGACCGCGGTCGACAGGGCCTCACAGACCTTCGTGAAGATGGCTGTGCAGGTCGACCGGCTGGCGCAGCGCCTGGACGAGCTCGACCGCAAGCGGGTCTCCGTCACGGTCGACGCTGACACGACCCGCGCACAGGCGAAGATCCAGACGCTGGACAAGTCGTTCGGTTCGGCGACGATCCGTGTCGCGGCGCTCGGCCGGGCGCTGTCCACTCTGGCGCTGCCGGGCGCGATCGTGGCGGCGACTCCGGCGATCGCGTCGCTCGGTGCGTCGGCGGTGACGGCCACTGGTGCGCTGTGGCTGCTCCCCGCCGCAGCGACGGCGGGCGGAGTCGCGATGGCGGCGCTGAAGGTCGGTATGAGCGGCTTCGGCGATGCGCTGTCCAACCTCGGCGACTCGGAGAAGTTCGCCGAGGCCATCGCCAAGCTCAGCCCTGCTGCCCGTGAGGCGGCGACCACGATCCGGGCGCTCGTCCCGGCGTGGACAGCGATGCAGCAGGTCGTGCAGGAGAACCTGTTCGCCGGGGTCGCCGCGTCGATCCGGGAGCTCGCCGGCACCTACCTGCCGATGCTGACGGCCGGGCTCGGTGGGACCGCGACCGCGCTGAACCGGTTCGCGCAGAATTTCGCGGCGTTCGCGATGGCGCCGCAGACATTGGCGGACGTCCCCTACCTGTTCACGAACATCAACACGGCGATCACGAACCTCGCGCCGGTCGTGAACAACCTGATGGGCGCGTTCCGCGACATCGCCGTGGTCGGGTCGACGTTCCTGCCCGGTCTCGCGACCGGGGCGGTGAACGCGACCCAGCGGTTCCAGACGTTGGTGCACACGGCGCGGGAGACCGGCCAGTTGGCCGTCTGGATCCAGAACGGCATCAACACGCTCCGCGAGCTCGGGCAGTTGACCGGCAACGTCGGCTCGATCCTCGGGTCGGTGTTCGGGGCTGCCGCGGCGTCGGGGGAGTCGTTCCTGTCGATGCTGGTGCGGGTCACCGGGCAGATGGCGGCCGCCCTGAAGACGCCGGAGGGCGCGGCCGCGCTGACCGAGTTCTTCGTGACCGTCCGCACAGTGGTCGGGCTGCTGTGGGAGAAGCTTGTCCAGCTGTGGCCGGCGATCTCCGCGGCGGGGCAGGCGTTCGCCGCGCTGTTGATCGAGGCGTTCCCGCTCTCGAACGTGATCTTCGGGCTGGTCGCGACCGGCCTGGTGCCGCTGCTCGACACGATCCGGTTCCTCGCCCCGGTCCTCGGGCCGGCGCTGGTCCTGTTCGGGCTGTTCCGGGTCGCGATGGTGACGACCACGGCGGCGATGACCGCCTACCGGATCGCGACCGGGTTGGCGACGGCTGCGTCAGTGGGGTACCGGCTGGCGCTGGGAACGAACCTGGTGCTGACGCAGGCGCAGGCGGCAGCGGAGGCACGGCACACTGCCGCGAAGCTGGCCGGTGCTGCGGCGGGCCGGGCGCTCGCCGCCGCGCAGTGGCTGATGAACTCGGCGCTGCTGGCGAACCCGATCACGTGGGTGGTCGTCGCGATCGCCGCTCTCGTCGCCGCGCTGGTCCTGGCGTGGCAGCACTCGGAGACGTTCCGGGCGGTCGTGACCGCGGCGTGGACCGCGATCCAGGCGGTCGCGATGACCGTGTTCGGCGCGGTCCGGGATTTCATCGTGAACGCGTGGAACGTCATCCAGGGCGCATTCACCGCGGTCATGGGGTTCATCGCGCCGTACTGGAACACGTTCTGGAGCGGCCTTCAGGCTGTCGTGGCGGTCGTGTGGGCTGCGATCCAGGCTGCCGTGCAGTTCGGGTGGGCGCTCGTGCAGGCCGTGTTCACGGCGGCGGTCGCGTTCCTCGCCCCGTACTGGGACGGGTTCTGGTCGGGCCTCTCGGCGGTCGTGGCGGTGGTGTGGGCGGCGATCCAGGCGGCCGTCTCGGTCGGCTGGGCGGTTCTGCAGTCGGTGTTCCAGGTCGCCGTCGCGGTGATCACCGCGCTGTGGAATCACTTCTGGCCGGGGCTGCGGCTCGCCGTGGAGATCACGTGGGCTGCGATCCAGGCTGTCGTGTCGGTCGCTTGGGCGGTCATCCAGGGCATCTTCGGTGTCGCCGTCGCGGTCCTGACCGGCGTGTGGAACGTGTTCTGGGCGGGTCTGCGGCTCGCCGTGGATGTGGTGTGGGCGTCGATCCAGGCGACGGTGCAGATCGGCTGGGCGGTCATCCAAGGGATCTTCCAGGTCGCGGTCGCGGTCCTGACCAGCGTCTGGAACGTGTTCTGGACGGCGTTGACGGGGATCGCGTCGATCGCGTTCGCCGCGGTGCAGGGCGTCGTGCAGACCGTGTGGGCGGTGCTGCAGGGCGTCTTCCAGGTCGGGATCGCGTTCATCACGGGCGCCTGGAACATCTTCTGGGGCGCGCTCCAGATGGTCGCCACGGTCGTGTTCAACGCGGTCGTGACGATGGTCGGTGTCGTGTGGGCGGTGCTCCGCGGCATCTTCCAGACGTTCTCGGCGCTGCTCCAGGGGGACTGGCAGGGCGCGTGGGACGCGATCCGGAACACGGCGATCACGATCTGGAACTTGATCTCGTCGTTCTTCACGACGGCGTTCGCGGCGTTCCAGGCGTTCTTCGTCACCGTCTGGACGGCGGTCTCGACGTTCTTCGGGACCATCTGGACGGCGATCCAGAACATCGCGATCACCGTCTGGACGGCGATCTCGACGTTCTTCATTGCGGCGTTCACAGCGTTCCAGGCGTTCTTCACAGCCGTGTGGAACGCCGTCTCGCTGATCTTCACGACGGTCTGGACTGCCATCCAGACGACGGCGATGACGATCTGGAATGCGATCGTCGCGTTCTTCACGACGGCGTTCGCTGCGTGGACTGAGTTCTTCCAGGTCGTGTGGGACGCCATCGCGGCGATCTTCACGGCGGTGTGGAACGCGTTGCGGGACACGGCCGTCGCGATCTGGGACGCGATCGTCGCGTTCTTCACGGCGGCGTTCGCGGCGTTCACGACGTTCTTCACGGACACGTGGAACAACATCGTCGGGATCTTCGACCGGGTGTGGTCGGGCATCACCGACATCGCCGGCCGCGTGTGGGAGAGCGTCAAGGGCGTCTTCATCGACGGCATCAACTGGGTCATCCGAAAGATCAACGCTTTTGCTGGGGCCATCAACCGCGTCGCCGGGCTGCTCGGCTTCGACATCAACCTGGGCATCGCCGAGATCCCCCGCCAGGAAGGCGGGCCGATCGCCCGCCGCGACGGCGGCCCCATCGGGCTCGCCGCTGGCGGCGGCGTTAACGCCGCGACGGGCGGGCTGCTGCCGGGCCGTCACCGGCCGGGCCGCGACCAGCTCCCCGCGGTGGCCGGTGCGCAGCACTACCGCCTGGACGGCGGCGAGTACGTCGTTCGGCGTGAGTCGACGTCGGCGATCGGCCCGGCCGGGATGGCGGCGATCAACAACGCGTCCCAGAACCCGGTCGACATCGTCCCGCGCCGCGGCGGCGGTGCGACGCACCTCGCCGCGGGCGGACCGGTGCTGCCGGAGTCCACGGTCCGGGCTCACATGCCGTTCCTGTCCGCGCTGAAGGACGGGCAGGCGGAGGCGGTGCAGGCCGCGAACGTGTTCGGGGGCCGGGACAAGTTCCTCGAGGCGTTGGCGGAGGACGACGAGCGCGCCAAGCGGGCCGTCGGGAAGCCCCGGCGGGGGATGCCCGGCTACCGCACGCAGTTCCGCTCGTCGATGCTCACTCCGATCAAGCGGGATCTGGGTGGGGCGATCGCGTTCGCGAGGTCGATGCACGGGCGCCCCTACATCTGGGGTGGCACGACCACGGCTGGGACGGACTGCTCGGGCTACCAGGGGATGATCACGCGGGTTCTGCGGAACCAGTCGCCGGCTCGGATCGGGTCGACGCATGACTTCCCGTGGCCCGGGTTCGTCAACGGGCTCGGGTCGGCGTACTCGGTCGGCTCGTTCAAGGGCAACCCGGGGCACATGGCGGGCACCCTAGCCGGGGTCAACGTCGAGTCGGGCGGGTCGCCGTCGATGGTGAAGTACGGGGCGGGCGCTGCTGGCGCCGACTCCGGCCAGTTCGGGATCCGGGCGCACCTCCCCGAAGCGGGCGGTGTGTTCGCCTCTGGCGGCGGGGCCGGTTCGGGCGGTCTGAGCTTCGGGGCGATGGCCCGGGCGTGGCTGGATCCGCTGTACCGGATCCTGCTGCCGATCCGCGACAACCACGCCGAGGGTCTCGCGAACAGGTCCGGTGCCGGTGGCGGCGTCTGGCTGATGGACAAGATCGTTGCCGCTGCGGATGCGCTTGGCGGTGGTGGTGGGGCGGACTCGGCGGGTATCGCGGTCGGTGGCCCCGTCGTCGACCAGGTTCGTGCGATCGCGAACAGTTTCGGATGGGGTTCCGGCCCCGAATGGGACGCCCTGTCCTGGATCATCCACCACGAATCCGGGTGGGACCCGAACGCGGCCAACCCCACGTCGTCGGCGCGGGGCCTGTTCCAGAAGATGACGTCGATCCACGGGCCGGTGGAGCCGACCGCGAGCGGGCAGGCGCAGTGGGGCCTCAACTACATCCGAGGCCGGTACGGCTCCCCGACCGCGGCGAAGCGGTTCTGGGAGGCGAACAACCACTACGACCGGGGCGGTATCGCGTCCGGCCGCGGGTTGATGTGGAAGGACACGATCAGCCCGGAGCGGGTGCTGGACCCGCGGCAGACACGCCAGCACGAGCGGTTGACCGACGTGCTCACGTCCGGTGCGGGGCAGCGGTTCCTGGCCCTAGCCGGGGGAGCGGCAGGTGGCCGCGGCGTGATCGGCCCGTCTCTCACGGTGAAGGTCGATAACCCGGAGACGTTGGCGGCGCTCGCCCGCGTGTCGGCCGAGGTGGCGACCTTGCAGCGGGTGATCCGGGAGGCCCGCGCGGTGAACGTGTACGCCCGGAACGAGGACACGACCGAGACCGGTCGGGCCGTGGCCCTCCAGATGCGACTCTAAGGAAGGCGACTGTCTTGGGACTCTCACCTGCCCGCGCTCGGGCGATCGCCGATAACCAGTTCGGCAGCAGCAGCCCAGGGACCTGGTACGTGGGTCTTTCGACGAGTGACCCGTCTGATGACGGCACGAACTTCGTCGAGCCGATCGGCGGCTCGTATGCGCGGGTCGCGGTGACGAACAACGTCACGAACTGGCCGGCGTCGTCGACGGGGTCCGGGGTCACGCTGAAGTCGAACGGCGCGAAGATCACCTACCCGAATCCGACGGGGAACTGGGGCGAGATCCGCGCGTACGGCATCTTCACGGCGTCGTCCGGTGGGACACCCGAGTACTTCAACAAGCTGGACTCGCCGATCACGGCGCAGTCGGGGAACAGCCCAGTGGAGTTCGACGTCGGGCAACTGCAGATGCAGTTCGGTGTGTGACCGGTGACTGTCCAGATCGAGCAGATGGCGTCGGCGCAGACGCCGAAGCTCGGGAAGGGCGACCAGGGGTCGGCGAAGGTCCGGGCCGCGTTCACGCGCCCGACCGCGCCGGGCCGCCTGGTGGTCGCCTGCCTGCTGATGACCGGCGGGTTGGATGTCGGCACCTACTTCTCCGATAAGTCGTTCACCCTGATCCGCCGCTATGACGGGGTGCGGGATCTGAAGCTCGCCGTCTGGTATCGGGAGAACGCGCCGTCGGTGACGTCGCTGACGGCGTGGGCGGACGCATACCGCGGCATGGACCTGCGGCTGTTCGAGATCAGCGGTGTGAAGCAGCTGGGCGCGTTGGACAAATTCGTCGCTGCGGCGGGGGACAGCCGGACCCCGAGCGTGGGGCCGACCAGCACGCTCGCGGTGCCGGGGGAGTTTGTCCTGGGGATCGTCGCGTCGCAGTATCACTCGGCGACGCAGGGCGGGTTCGGCGGCGGGTTGACGAAGCTCACCGAAGCGGTGGTGCCGTCGGGCCGTCAGCAGGACTGGGAACGGGGCCGGGCGACCTACCACATCGGCACGGAGTCCGGGACGAGCGGTCCGCGGCTGTCGGCAAGGTTGTCGACGCAGCGCCGCTGGATCACGTTCCTGATGACGTTCCGGCCGGGGACGGCGGGCCCCGCCCGGTTCACCGCCACCACGAACCGGTCTGTGTTGGAGGTCGGCGGGCGGGCGTCGCTCACATCGTTCGGCCCGCTGAAGGCGACCGTGAACCGTGGCGTGCTCGGCGCCGTCCCGACGCCGCGGGCACGGATCGGCCCGTTCGAGGGACAGATCCGGCTCGGCGGCTGGAACGGGCTGCTGATCGGGACGTCGACGCCGTACCGCATCCAGCAGATCGACGGGCTGAACGGCCGACAGGTCCGCACCTCCGATGACGATCTGCCGCGGACCGATGGCGCGTCGCGTGGCGTGGATCTGCAGAGCGCCCGCCAGTTCATCGTGAAGGTCAACTGGGATGGGGCCGGCGCGGCGCCCGGGACGGGCCCGGCACGGATCGAGGAGTTGCGGGAGGAGCTGTACCGGGCGGTGCCGGTGCAGCGGGACGCCGACGACGAGCTCGTGTTCCGGAAGCCGGGTGGGCCGCTGCGGTCGGTGTGGTGCCGTGCCACGGAGATCCCTCGCGCTGACGAGGACGAGCAGGTGTTCCGGCCGGAGCAGCCGATCGTGTTTCGGGCGGCGGATCCTCGTCACTACTCGGCGATCCAGAAGCGGGTCGAGGTTCCTGTCACCCCGGACGAGGGGGAGACGGTGCTGGTGGTGGGGGCGACGAACGCGGGGAACGCCCGCGCCTATCCGGTGATCCGGGTGGCGATCCCGCAGACCGGTACGCCGCTGACCCGGATCCAGCTCGTCAACGTTTCGGCGGCGGTGACGTTCGATGTGCAGATGGCGTTCCCGCCGGGTTCGGAGTTGGTGGGGGACATGTCGGCGCGTGCGACGGCGGCGCCGGTGTCGCCGGTGACTTTGGATGGCCAGTCCCGGTACGGCGGCTGGCAGTTGCCGCGGGACACGTTCTATCTGTCTCCGGCGCCGGACGCGGACGCCGGGGTGAATCTGCTGTATCTGCGGACGACGCCGGTGGATGTGCCGGTGACGTGCACGCTTGATTTCTTCGACACCTGGAGCGGCTGATCATGAGTGCGTTGTTCGATCCGGGCCGTGAGGGCTTCCTCGACGGCTCCATCCAGTGGAACGCCACACCGACACACAAGATCTCGCTGTTGCGGGGTTACACGTTCTCTGCGGCGCACAAGTTCGTGTCAGAGGTGACCGGCGCCGGAGGATCTCTCGTCGCGACCCAAACCCTGTCGGGGAAGCTCGCCGCCAGTGGTGTTGCTGACGCCTCCGATGTCACGTTCCCGACTGTGGCGGCCGGCGACCCCATCACCGCCCTGATCATCTACCAGGCGTCGGCGACCTCTGGCGGCGCCGATCTGGCCGCGTCGTCTCAGCGGTTGATCGCGTTCATCGACGACGCCGCGAACCTGCCGATCACCCCGAACGGCGGGAACATCGACGTCGTCTTCGACTCGGGGCCGAACAAGATCTTCAAGCTGTAAGGGGCTGAGCGGTGGCCATCGGGTTCCGCAGCAGCTCCTCCGCCGTCCCGAACACCAACGGCGACGTCGAAGGCTCGACTGTCTCCTGCCCCCGACCTACTGGGGTGCAGGCAGGCGACCTGCTCGTCGCGTTCGTAGCGCGGTCCCAAACCTCCGCCAGCACCACCAGCTTCAGCGCGTCCGGGTGGACTGTCGCCGGGTTCTTCGCCGGCTCGTCGAGCTATGGGCCGGTCGCGGTGATGTGGCGGGCGGCTGGATCGAGCGAGGCGTCCAGCTACACGTTCACCTCCAACGGGTTCGCAGACCTCGACCAGTTCATCGTCCACATCCTCGCGTTCACCGGCGCGTCCACCACCGACCCGATCCTCGTCACCCCGGCGAAGAACGACGCCGGCAGCAACAGCTCGTCCGTGACCGCCCCGTCGATCAGTCTGCCGTCGGCGGGTGTGCTGCTGTGTTGGTTCGCCGCGATCCACTACACCGAGTCGTCGGTGTCACTCAGTACCCCGTCGGGGATGACCGAACGGGTCGACGCCGGCGGGGTGTGGCTGCACCCGTCCACCTGCACCGAAGATCGCTCGTCGGGGTCGACGGGGACCCGCACCGCCACCTACTCGGGCGGCACGACCGCGCACCCGCCGCGGGGGGTGTCACTGGCGATCCGCGAGGGATCCCAGACAGTCACGCCGACCAGCATCGCGTCGGCGGAGGCGTTCGGCACACCGACGCTGCTCGGGACCAGTTTCCTCAACGTCACCAGCATCGCGTCGGCGGAGGCGTTCGGCACACTGGTCATCGACCACGTCAAGGTCCGGCCAGTTGGCATCATCTCGGCGGAGGCGTTCGGCCTCCCGACCGCGGTCCCGGGGCCGGCGACGGTCGCCCCGGACGGGATCGGCACGGCCGAGGCGTTCGGGTACCCGTGGCTGCGGACCACAGTGAACCTTGCCGGGCAGAAGGGTGTCGTCCGCCGCGGCGTCACCTACGACCTCGTCATGGTCGCCCGCATCCCCGCCGCGTCTGGCCCCCCGACCTTCCTGGAAATCGACTCGATCGTGTGGTCGGGCCTGTCGTGGGCGGAAGAACTGTCGAAGCCGCCCCGCCTCGATGTGTCCGTCTCCGAAACGACGCTGAGCGAAGCAGCACTCCAGCGCATCGCCCGCCCCCGCGAGCTGCCGTCCGAGCTGCACCTGTACCGCGGATCGAAGCTCGTCCATGCCGGGCCGCTCATGAACTGGCAGCAGCAGGGCGAAACGCTGACCCTCTACGGGCTCGGGCTGCTCGGCTACGCGAACTACTGGATGATCGAATCCGACCTGGTGTTCTCCCAGACCGACCAGTTCACGATCGCGAAGTCACTCGTCGACCACTGGCAGGGCCTGGAGTACGGCCACTACGGGATCGACACCAGCCAGGTCGGAGAGTCCGGGGTACTGCGGGACGCCACATACCTGGCGAAGGAAGAGCACAACATCGGGAAGCGGCTCGAAGAGCTCGGCCGGCGGCAGAACGGGTTCGACGTCGACGTCGATCCGATCACGCGGGCGCTCCAGCTGCACTACCCGATCAAGGGTGTGGACCGGTCGACGGGCCCGGACGCGATCATCTTCGACGGCTCGAACATCACCAGCGCGGACGTGGCCGGGTCCGTCGCCCCGCAGGATGTGGCGTCGGAGGCGTACGGGACGGGCACTAGCCAGGACTCGTCGATCCGGTCGGTGAAGTCGAATCTGGATGTGCGGGCGCAGTTCGGGCGGTGCGGCGTCGCGGCATCGTTCGACGGTGTGTCGGTGCAGGGCACCCTGGACGATCACACGCAGGCCCTGTTGGATGCCCGCGCCGAAGCGTTGATCATCCCGGGTCCGGATGTGCGGGTCACCCCGGACGTGGACCCGACGACGTACAGCGTCGGCGACACGATCTCGTACGTGCTGTCCGGGCGGCTGGGAGTGCAGGGCGCGTTCCGGCTGCGGAAACGCACGATCAAGGTGTCGAACACGGGCCGCGAGCTCGCCAGTTTCGAGTTCGCGTGACGGGGGGCTGTTGTGGCGGATGACCGTCCCGCGAATGACGACTTGGCTGCGGTCGTGGCCGGTTTGAAGCGGGAGATCGAAGATCTGCGGACGACGGCGCTGACACGTGCGGGCCGCTCGCCGACGGGGGACATCGCACCGACGGTCCGGACCACGCCGAAACCGGACACGCTGCTGTTGCAGGGGCAGACGTTGAACCGTGCCGACTACCCGGGACTGTGGCAGTGGATCGAGGACCAGGGGTTGGCTCCTTCGGTGTTCGGGAACGGCAACGGGTCGACGACGTTCGTGCTCCCCGACCTACGGGGCCGCACCCTGATCGGCGCGGGCACGTTGGGTCCGGACAATATGGCGGTGGGGGCGCTGGTCGGGACGTCCCGCGTGACACTGTCGATGGATCAGATGCCCGCACACGATCACGACCGGGCCGACAACCACCGGCATTACGTCAGCCCCGTCGACAACCACCAGCACTACTTCAACACCGACCAAGGCGGTGGACACGGCGGCCACATCGGCGGCTCGGTGACACGTGCTGACGGCAGCTTTGGTACTGCGGCGCACCCCACCGGCGTCGGCTCGCCCACGCACTTCCACACCGGCTACACCGCGTTCTCCGGTGGCCACGATCACGGCTACACGTCGAACTCCGGAACTCATATCCACACCACACAAGGCGCGGGCGCGGCCATCGACGCCCGGCCCCCTGCCGTCGCCGTCAACTGGCTGATCTGGACGTGAGAAAGGCGGAGCAGATGAGCGTCGACCCCGGCGGCATCACCGTCACCCCTGAGATGCGCCGAGCTGTTCTCGCCGCCGAGTGCGACCGGCTCGGCCACGAATACTCCGTCGCCACCGCCGTGCACTTCGACGAAACCGGCGGCGCCCGACTGGTGCTCGCCAACGCCGACCCCGACAAAGCTCCGCACCTGTCGTGCACCCGATGCGAACGGGTCTGGCTGGTAGCGGAGGAAGGCGCAGCTGACTACCCCACCGCCGAGCAGGCGATGATCGGACGGCTCCCGGCCGACGACACCCTCCGGCAACGCCTCGCCGAACGCCGGGAACGACGCAACCGTGAGCCGTCACGAGCACCCGACTGGCCGCCACCGGCCCGGGAGGAGAAGCAGCCGTGACAAACGCTGATCAGGTCGTCGTGTTCGTCTCCCCTCACCAGGACGACGAAACCCTCGCGATGGGCTCCGCGATCCGTAACCACATCGAGCAGGGCTACGACGTGCACGTCCTGCTCGCCACGAACGGGATCAACTCCGGTGCCCGGCCCATCGTCGGGCTCACCCGCACGAAGTTCACCGATGCCCGCGACAACGAACTCCGCCGCGCCACCGCCACGCTCGGCGTCCCGCCGGAGAATCTGCACATCTCCCGCCACTCCACCGAAGACGGGAACCTCACCATCCAGGCCGCCACCGACAGCATCGCCTGGTTCCTCGACCGCCATCCCGCCGCATGGGTGAAGGCGTACTCCCCGCACTCCGCCACCGGCCGGCACGCGGACCACGTCATGTCCGGGGTCGCCGCCGCGAACCTGCACGCCGCCGGGCAGATCACGAACCTGCGGCACTACGTCGAACCGTGGCTCGTCGACACCTTCCGCGCCGCGCACCCCGCCGTCCGGCTCGGCCCGGAACGCGCGACCAGCCTCGCGACCGTCCAGGCCGCCTACGACTCCTACGGCGACGGCTACGGCATCGGACACATCAGCGTCCCAACGTTCTTCGCCGCCGGCCGACCCGACCCCGTCAACTACTGGCACGTGCCATGACGGCGCGCCACAGGAAGGGCAGCGGCATGAGACTCCACCGTTCATGGCTCATCGCAGCCATCGCAACGATCGCCATGCTCGCCGGTGGCACCGCCATGGCCGGGACCGGCGAACAGATCGACAACCGGGACGAGGCCCTGGCCGCGATCACCGACGGGCTCGCGCTCATCGACGCCGGCCAGGCAAAGATCACCGCCGGGCAGGAGTGGCTCGTCGCGAACCCGCCACCCGCACCCGAACCTGAACCGGAGCCGACCCCCACGCCGACACCCGACCCCGAACCGGAGCCCGCACCGATCACCGCCACCGCCGCCGTGATCGAAGGCGAGGACGAAGCCCGCGTCGACTGGGCCACCGAGCGCACCGACATCACCGGCTGGCACATCGGCCGCGACGGCACCGACACCACCGGATACGGCGCCTGGTCCACCGACCTCCCCGCCGAAGCCCGCACGTTCACGTTCGACCTGCTACGCGCCGGGGACACCTACCGGTTCACGCTCACCCCGCACACAGCGGCAGGCCCGCTCGACCCGGTGGTCACCGAGGCAGCCATGCCGGGCGGCGTCGAGCCAGAACCCACGGACCCGCCCGTCACGGACGAACCGGACCCGACCGAACCCCCCGCCGGTGACGGCACCGAAGCCGCCGTCGTCCACGGCTGGGGCACACCGCTCGCCGCATCCGACGAGTTCAACTACAGCGGTGCGCCCGACCCCGGCAAGTGGGGCGTCTACAACGGGCCCGGCCACGACGGCAACGGCACCCGCGATCCCAACCGGGTCACCGTCGACGGCAACAAGCTCGTCATGACCGGCCTCGCGAACGGCGCGTCCGCCGGCATGGCCTCCCAGTTCGACCAGCAGTACGGCCGGTGGGAAGCCCGCGTCCGCTCGTTCAACACCGGCCCGTCCGGGAACCAGTACCACCCGCTGCTGATCATCTGGCCGGAGTCGAACCAGTGGCCGGCGCACGGCGAGTACGACTTCCTGGAGAACGGCGCCCCGGGCGAGCAGTGCGCTGAGGCGTTCCTCCACTACCCGGGGCATACCCCGATCCGGCAGGAACACGCGGTCGAAACGAACTGTGGTGCCCCGCTGTCCGAGTGGCACAACGTCGCACTCGAATGGGACGCAGGGTCGCTCACCGGCTACATCGACGGCAAGCAGTGGTTCGACTTCGGAGCCCACGACATCACCGCCATGCCGTCCGGGCACCTCGCAATACAATTGGATAACTTCTTTGGCGGGAATATGACCCCCGCTACTTACGAAATTGACTGGGTGCGCATTTATGCGCCCTGACTCAATATGTGGCGGTAGCGCCGGTCCGCCTCCTCGTGGAAGGTTTCACCGGCGCGCCGTATGAAGCCGTCCTTCCCGCGGTTATAGCGGGTCCGCTCCCGGCCGCGGGCGATCAGCCTGGCCTCGTAGGTGCGGGCGGACTGGGTCATCTTGCACGCGAGGCAGCCGCGACCGCCCTGCCTGGTCGACGATGGCACCAGGTTCGGGTCCACCAGCAGGTGATCCAGCGGGCAAGCGACCTTGCGAGCTTGCGTGTGGTTGCCGTTGCGCACGGCATCGTGCGAGTTCTCGCTATGGCTGCCCCAGTACAGGTTGGTCAGCGCGTTGTCGTCGGGCTTGTCGTTCCAGTGGAGCCCGTTCGGCTTCCCCTGCGGCGGAGGCCCGACGAACGCGAATAGGACGAGTCGGTGGATCGTGCGCCAGCTCTGGCCGCCGTCTCCATCGCAGAACTGCACGTACAGGTGCCCGCGCTCATGGGGCGATCCGGGCAGCATCTGACCGGGGCGCCACACGACGCCACTGGGTGTTTTCGGGTGCCGGATGTAGCGCCCGAGGCTGCGGACTCGCCCCTGGTCGCTGACCTCGTACAGGCCCTCGTACCCGACCACCGGTCGCCACTGCTCGGGCGTAGAGATATCTTCGGCCACGTCGCACCTCCCACAAGGTGTGGCCACGCCCCGGGGCCGGCCGCAATCCGGTCGCCGGGGCTCTGTCGTCTGAACCCTCATTCTCTCGCATGAGTGTCGGGTTCGGCCACACGTCTCGGCGCGCGTCGCCCTCCAGATCGGGAGGCGCCCTAGCTGATGGATGTCGACCGCTGGCTCCGCAACGGAGTGACCACGGTCTGCGTGTTCTGCCTGCTCGTCATCGCCCTCGTTCTCGTCCTGGTCCTCTGACCGAACGGAGCTGAGCCATGTCCGGGTACTTCTATCGGGGTCGCCACCGGGCGCCCGTCGACCACCACACGGGTCGGACACTGGCCATCGGCGCCGCCGCCGCGGCGCTCGTCGTCCCGCCTGCAGCCGCGTTCGCACCCGAGGCACACGCCGGCCCGCCCGGCGGGTGGGGCCCGATCATCGACTGCGAGTCCGGCGGGAACCCGACGATCCACAACTCGTCGTCGACCGCATCGGGCTTGTTCCAGTTCCTCGATTCCACGTGGGCTTCGGTCGGTGGCACCGGGGCCGCTGCGGACGCGTCCGTCGACGAGCAGTACATGCGCGCCGAGCGCCTGTACGCGCAGTCCGGCACAAGCCCGTGGAACGCGTCGAAGCACTGCTGGCAGGGCCGCACCGGCGAGGCGAACATCAAGCCCAGCCCCGCGCCCGCGCCGACCCCTGCCCGTGAGGGCGGGAAGCACCGCGCCCCGGAGGGCGTGACGAACGGGCGGGCCGCGGACGGCTCCGGCACCTACGTGTGCGGGCCGTCGACCTACTCGTTCGAGGCGTGCGACCCCGGCATGGACGGACAGACCGTCGCCTACCCCCTGTACGGCGGGAAGCACTCGTCCGGCGTCGTCAAGGCCGCGTCGGTGAGCTCGGGGAAGCACCGAGCCGGGCCGCCCGCCGACCTCGACCGCCGCGACAGCAACGGGCACGGCACGTTCGTCTGCGACGACGCCCGCCTCGGATACGACACCTGCGACCCGGAGAACCTGGGGCAGCGCGTGTCGTACCCGGCGTTCGACTGAGATGGGTGGGCGGCACCGGGCCCGCCGCTCGTGGCCGGTCCGTCCCGTCCTCGCCGCTGCCGCGGTCACTGCCGCGACTCTGACGGTGGTGGTGGCGTTGAGCGCGGGCCCGGTCCCGGTGGTGGGGCGCCCGTGGCCCGCGCCGGAGACCCCGCCGGCTCGTCCGGGGCCGGTGGTGCCGACTCCGGAGGCGGGGGCTGCGGCGGTGGCCGCGGCAGCGTTGTCGGCGACGGGTCGTGTGCGGGACGAGCGGCAGGCGGAGCAGTCGACCGAGCAGGAACGCGCCGAGCAGGAACAGCGAGAGCAGGCCGCGGAGCGGGAACGCGCGCAGGCTAAGCAGGGCGCAGCCGACGAGGCCGCGAAGGCGGAGCCGGACCCGCCGACCACGGTGAAGCCGCCGCCCGCGCCGGCCCCAACTCGAAACCCAGAGTTACAAGTTGAGCCGAAACGGTCCACACCGGTTGGGGAGTGCCCGGACGGGCTGGCCGGGACCGTCGCGCACGTGTCCCGCGCCGGGCACCACATCGCCGGGCAGCTCGGCGTACCGCTCGACCTGATCGGCGGGCGCGCACCGCGGGGGAACTCGACGAGCGACCACCCGACCGGGCACGCCCTCGACTTCATGGTCGACGTCGCCACCGGGAACCGGCTCGCCGACTACGTCCTCGCCCGCCGCGCAGAGCTCGGCGTCACCTATGTGATCTGGCGGCAGCGCTACAACGACGGATCCGGCTGGGACCTGATGGAGGACCGCGGGTCGCCAACGGCGAACCACATGGATCACGTGCACGTCTCGTTCGATGACTCTCCAGGCTCCGGCCTGTCTTGCTGAGGGAGAACCCCGTGAAGCTGTCCCGCTCGTTCGCCGCTGCCGCGGTGTTCGCCATGCTCGCCGTGAGCCCGGCCGCCGCGTTCGCGCAGGAGCCGCCCCCGCTGGCAGTGACCGCGTCCGAAGGGACCTGCGGCGCGACCACCCTCACCGCGACTGCCGCCGCGGGGACGTACACGATCGCCGTGTACTCCGGCCCGAACGCTGGCGGGCAGATCGAATCGCTCGGCATGTTCGACTCCACCGCGGACGGTGCGGCGAAGACGTTCACCTTGGACGAGGACGCGTACGACGGGGACGGGTTCGTCTCGTGGGCGACAGTCGCCGGGCCCGAGCAGGACTTCTACGTGCACGGCGCGATCGCGGTGAAGACCGACTGTGCCCCGCCCGCGGATGACACGACCCCGCCCGCGGATGACGGCGGCACCACTCCGCCCGCCGACGCGGACGGCGACACCCCCGCAGGCGAACCCCTGGTGGCCACTCCCGCGGACGAGAAGAACTGCGAGGACTTCATCACGCAGGACGACGCGCAGGCCGTGTACAACGCGGACCTGTCCGACCCGAACAAGCTCGATGACGACGGCGACGGGATCGCCTGCGAACTGCTTGTCCCCGCGGCCGGCGGTCCCGCACCCGCCGCCACCACCGACGGCGCTACCGACGGCACCACAGGAGGCGGTGACTTCGGCCAGGTCGGCTCGGGTGACGTCCCGGTCGGTGGTGTCGAGACCGGCGGCGGACCGGCCGCGTGAGGCACCTCGCCCTGCTGCTCGGGCTGCTCGCGCTCGTCGCCGGGTGCGCGGCCCCGGCCGTCCCGATCCCGACGTTCGATGACGCCCCACCGCCCGGGACGATCGCGGGCCCGACCCGGGTGGAGGTCCCGGCGATCGACGCCCGCGGTGAACTGGTCCCGCTCGGGTTGAACGATGACGGGACGCTGGCGGTCCCGCCGGTCGAGGAGCCGCAGGTGCCGTCGTGGTTTGACCGCGGCCCCCGCCCCGGCGAGCCCGGGCCCGCGGTCATCGCGGGGCACGTGAACGGCGGCGGCCAGCCGGGGATCTTCGCGCGGCTCCACGAGCTCGAGCGTGGGGAGCTCGTGCACGTCGACCGGGCGGACGGGTCGCGGGTCACGTTCGAGGTGACGCGGGTGGAGCGGGTCGCGAAGGACGCGTTCCCGACGGAGGCCGTGTACGGCGACACCCCCGGACCGGAGCTGCGGCTGATCACGTGCGGCGGTGTCTTCGACCGGGCCGCAGCCTCATACACCGACAACTGGGTCGTGTTCGCCACGATCGTCGAGTGAGCGGAGGGGCCGTGTGGCGGACATCCTCAGCCTCGCCCCGGTCCTCACCGGCGCGTCCGGCGCTGGCCTTCTGGTCCTGTTCGTCATGTACCTCGTCAAGGCGAACCGCGACGACCGGTTGCAGCATCGGGAGACGATCGCCGCTCTGCGGGAGGAACACCGCCGGGAGGTCGCCGGCCTCGAGGGGAAGATCGACCGTTTGGAGAAGCGGATCGATGACCTGCAGGGGCTTGTCGACACGGAGCGGCAGGCGCGGCGGGACGCGCAGGAGGAGGCGCACCGCGCCGAGGTACGGGCCAGCATCGCCGAGCAGCGGCTTGCCGCGCTCATGCAGGTGAGTGGGGGTGCCCATGATCCTGCGACGACGTGGTTCTCATCGCCGGCCCTTCCTGCCGTGGCTACGCGAGTTGATGAACCCGAGCCGGAGCAAGTCGACCCCGGCGACGGGTGAGGAGCGCCTCGACGAGCAGGACCGGCGGAAGAACATCCGGAACCTGCTCGTCGGCGGGCTCGCGGTGCTGCTCGTGTTGGTGGGTGCGTACGGCGCGGTCCGGGCTGGTGGGGAAGCGCAGACGGCGAGTGAGGAGCGGGACGCTGCGACCGGTCAGACGGTTTCGCTGGCGACGCAGATCTTGGCGGAGTGCAAGGCGGGGAAGTTGACCGGCCCGATCTGCCCGAACGCGGCCCGCGCGAAGGCGGACCCGGTGCCGGGGGTGCAGGGCCCGGAAGGCCCTGCAGGTCCGGCGGGTCCGGCGGGACCTGCAGGTCCGATCGGGCCGCCGGGGCAGTCGTTGACCGGGCCGCCCGGCCCGGAGGGGCAGGACGGCGCCGACGGGGCACCGGGGGCTCCGGGCGAACCAGGCACCCCGGGTACCCCGGGAGTGCCGGGCACGGATTCGACGATGCCCGGCCCGACTGGACCGGCGGGCCCGGCCGGGCCACAAGGCCCGACAGGACCAGTCGGCGCAGCCGGACCGCAGGGTTCGCCGGGACCGACCGGGGCACCCGGCCCGGCAGGACAGACGGTGCCGCCGAACACGCAGCGGTTCACCACCAGCGACGGCACGTTCGTCTGCACCCGCGACGACGGCAGCCCCGCCACCGCACCCACCTACTCCTGCACCCAGCAGACGACACCGGCCGAGCCGAGCGGGTGACCGTGCCGATCCGTCGATACCCCCGCCTCCTGATCTACGACGAGGTGTGCGGGGCGCTGTTGTTCGACCCACTCAACGAGAGGCAGGGCAGTGACGACACCACCCGCGACGTGGGAACCGGCCGCGACAGTCGCGCCGGCAGCCCCACTGCACCCGAGCCTGATCAACCCGCCGCCGCGGCTGGAGCAGCACCAGCGGATGCGGATCCGGGCGGCAGCATTCCGGGCGAAGACGATCTACCCGGGGCCGGTGGGTGAGCTCGTGTCACGCGAGCTGCTGGAGTGGGAGCAGTTCGGAAAGCAGCTCGGCGGACACGGCCTGATCGCTGCATTGGTCGATGCGGTGATGGCAGCCGACGCACCGACGACGCTGCACGTGGGCGCGCGGTGACCCGCTGCCGCTGCGGCCACTCCGCGGACTTGCACTCGCACTACCGGCCTGGCGCGGACTGCTCGAGGTGCTACTGCCGCGCCTACCTGCCTGTGACCGTGGCCCGGCATCCGCGCGGCCCGGTTGCGTACGTCGTCGCCTCACTGATCAACAGTCTGCGTGCCCGAAGGCAGGCACGCAGGGAACGGAGGATGCGGTGACCGCGCCCGAACTGCCCGACCCGCCCGACCCGGACACCCCCGCCGACGAGCAGGAATACGGCTGCTGCGGCGACATCGACGGGGAACAGTGATGGCTAGCTCGCAGAACGGCTACCCGGCCGGGGACCGCTCCCTGATCCACAACCCGCGGGTGCCCGGCACCAGCATCACGTTCCCGGGCGGGCTGCGCCGAGGCCCCACCGGTGACCTCCTCCTCTGGGTCGCAGCACAGCTCCACCACCGCGTGGAAGACGGCGGCACCGGATACGGCATGTGGGGCTACGCGTACCGGGCGATCCGCGGCGCCACCTCCCTGTCGAACCACGCGTCCGGGACGGCGATCGACTGGCACGCGCCCCGGCACCCGCTCGGGAAGTCGGGCACGTTCAACGCCGCCCAGGTCCGGGAGATCCGGAAGATCCTCGCCGAAGCCGGCGGCTGCATCCGGTGGGGCGGCGACTACACGGGCCGTAAGGACGAGATGCACTTCGAGGCCGTCGCCTCCGAAGCCGCGTGCGCCCGGGCCCTGGCAGCCGTGTCCGGCTCCACCACCCCCGAACAACCAGCCCGCCCCGCGACACCGGGAGATGACCTCGTGATCCTCGACAAGACGTTTCTCGCCGTCGGCCACAACGACTTCCGGCTCACGGTCCCGGTCGGGACCGCGTCCGCCGCATGGGGACTGTCGACCGCCGTGCTGTCGATCGTCGGCAACGGGCCTGTCACCGGCACCGTCTACGTGCAGGACGACAAGCGGGGCATCGTGAACTGGCCTATCAAGGTCACCAACGCTGGGGGGATCTGCGCCCGGTTCTGGGACTACCTCCCGAACGGCACCACCCAGTTGGGGATCGTCCTCGACGCCCCGAACGGGGGCACGGTGACGATCGAGGGCAAGGCCAAGTAGCGATGCCGACCTGGGACTACCCGGCGTTGCGCGGCCCCGACGGGCGCGTGGTCGTCGTCGAGTACCACGACGGGGACACGGTGCGGCTCGCGCTGGATGCCGGCTGTGAGACCGCGGTGTTCCCGTGGCTGCGGGTCGCCGGGGTGAACTGCCCGGAGCTGTCGGACCCGGGTGGTAGTGAGGCGGCCGAGTTCCTGCGTTCGGTCCTCGATCGGGCCGAGCGGGTTGACGTGCACATCACCGGGCGTTCGTTCGCCCGCTGGGTTGCGTCGGTGTCTGTGGATGGGGACGACCTCGCCGGGATGATCGTCGACGCCGGGCATGGCGTCGTGCACGAGGAGTAGCCCGGTGCAGGTGCAGCCTGGTGATCTGTTCCTGCTGACCACGCCGGGCATGCCGGGTCGGGTGATCCGGCTCGTCACCCGGTCCCGCGTGAACCATGCCGGGATCGTCGTCGACGAGGCGGGGACGACGGTTGAGGCGATGCCGCGCGGCGCGATGCACGGGCAGGTCGGTCCCCGCCACATCATCGTGCGGCCGCCCATGTCCGACGTGCAGCGGGCGATGGTGGTGACGGCGGCTCGCCGGTTCGTTGGCACCCCGTACGGGTTCGCTGACATCGCGGCGCTCGGGTTGGCGTGGTTCGGGTTGCGGCCCGCGTTCATCCGCCGCCGCATCGCGCGGAGCTCCCGCGTCATCTGTTCGCAGCTTGTTGTGCTGTGCCTGCTCGCCGCTGGGATCCGCCTGTACGTGGATGACCGGCTCCCGCAGGACGTCACCCCCGGCGACCTGCTGGAGCTCGCGGTCGCGGCGGGGTGGGTGCTCGGCGCCGACGAGGTGTATCCGCGGTCCGGCGGACACCCCGACGATCACAAGCCCTGACTGCGGGGTTGTAGGGCCTCGCCGTCTGCTCGGCTTGTAGTCCTCCGGCCCCGATCGTCCCCCAACTTTCTCGGGAGGTCGCTATGCCTGGCCGTGTGGAGCGGAAGGTCGCGTGGTCGTCGATCGCGACATACATAGCATCGGCGGCCGGACTCGCTGCGTTACAAGCGGTCGGCGACACACAACTCATCGAAGCCCTGCCGGACCCGGCAGAGCCATTCGCGCTCGCGCTGCTCCCGCTCGCCGCGACCTTCGTCGCCGGCTACAAGGCCCGCCACACACCGCGCCCCGACCTGTGGGACGACGAGCCGGGCGACCACGTGGCCGGGCCGGGGCGGCCCGCATTCGATCCTGACAGCGTCCAGGACTGACCGATGGCGGTCCGGTTCGACGCCGCGAACGACCGCTACACCGCATCCACGGGCCTGCCCACGGGGAACACGTGGACGGTCACCAGCTGGATCTACATCTCGGTCGATCGCAACACGTACTCGACGTGGCTCTCGATCGACGACGCCAACGCCAGCGGCACGGCACGGTTCGCGCTGCTCAACACCGTCAGCAACGGCACGACGTTGGCCCTCGACACGCAGGGCTCGTCGGTCGGAAACTACGCTGGCGCCGTCGGGACTTGGTACCGGTACGGCGCCTCTGTGTCGAGCGGCGCCGTCACTCTCTACATCGGTACCGCCGCCGGGAGCCTGACCACCTACACCGGCAGCCCGGGGAACTTCCCCACCGCACCGGTCCGGCTGTGGATCGGTAACGAGCCGATCTTCGGGGACTTCTTCAACGGTCGCGTCGCCGCGGTCAAGATCTGGAACGCCGCGCTGTCCGCGGTCGAAGTCGAAGCCGAGCTCGCTCAGTACGCTGCGGTCCGCACCGCGGATCTGATCCGTTCGCATCCGTTCATCGACTCCCCGGCCGACGAGTCCGGGAACGGGCACACGCTCACCGCCGGGACGAGCGCCGTCACGTGGGAGGCGGGCCCGGACATCCCGCTCGGCGGGGGGACTACCGGCGCCCTGTCGGGGACGCTCGCGGCACCGACCTCGACCGCCACCGGCCAGGTCACCACCACCGGTGCCGTCGCCGGGACCGCACCCGCCCCGGCCAGTACCGCGGCGGGCACAGTCCGCGCCACCGGGCAGATCACCACGACGGGCCCGGCCGCGACCGGTGCACTGACCGGGGCGACGCGCACGACCGGCGCACTCGCCGGAGCCCTGCCCGCCGCGACCGGCACCGCGACCGGCACCACCGCCACCACTGGGGCCGTCGCCGGGACCGGGGCCGCCCCTACCGCGGAGTTCGCCGGGACCGTCACCACGCCCGGGACTCTGGCCGGCGCGGGGCCTGCCCCGACCGGTGACGTCACCGGCACGGTCACCACGACCGGCACCGTCGACACCGACGCGCCAGCGCCGACGGGCGAGCTCGTCGGGCACGTCACCACGACCGGCACACTCGCCGCGAGCGGGCCCGCACCGACCGCAGCATTGACCGGACTCGTCGGCGACAACCGGCTCACCGGCACCCTGCCCGCACCCGTCGGCGAGTTCACCGGCACCACCTCCACAACCGCCGTGCTCGCCGGGACACTGCCCGCCCCGGTCGGCGAGTTCACCGCGAGCAACGACGTCACCGGGCAACTCACCGGGACGCTCCCACCCCCTACGGCCACCGCCACCGGCGCGGCCACGGTCACCGGGCAGCTCGCCGGGACACTGCCCACGCCGGAGTTCACCGCCGGGGTGCAGGTCGAGCGGGACATCTCGCTCGTCGCGAACCTCGCCCCCGCCGCCTGGCACACCGTGCTCGACGACACCGAGTGGCGGGTCCTGCTCGCCGCCACCGACTGGGCCGGGGCGCTGCAGGCACTCGCGTGGCTGGCCGGCGTCGACGAACCGGGCTGGGCGGTGTCCGACCTCGTCGCCGACCAGTGGGCCAGCACCCTGCACGCCGAGCAGTGGGCGGCCGTCGCCGCCGTCGCCGAGTGGGCCGTCAGCACACCGTGGATCACCACACCCGGAGAGGCAGGACCAGGCATGCGCCTCAACTCGAAAGAGTTCGTGAAGGTCACCGTGACCCCGTCGAAGGACCCGGCCACCGGGACACCCCTCGACATCTCCGCCGATCTGGTGGAGATGTGCGTGACCCTCGCGACCCATCCGGAGGAGCTGGATTGGCAGCCCGCCGCATGGGTCGGCACCGCCGATGTCACCACCGGCGCGATCGCGTGCCGGCTGCTGGTGCAGCCGTCCGCGCTCGGCCTGGCCGCGAACTCCCAGCCCGCCGTGTTCGTGCGTGTCCACGACAACCCCGAGATCCCGGTCCTGAAGGCCGGACAGCTCTCCATCAACTAGGAGGAACGAGATGGCTCTGAGCATCCCCACCACGGTCCGGAACGCGCTGTGCGACCTGCTCGCCGACCGATTCGACGCGGGCGGCGCCGCCGGAGAAATCGAGATCCGGGACGGGGTCCGCCCCGCCACCGCGAACGACGCCGCCACGGGGAACGTCCTCGCCACGGTCGCGCTCGCCGCCACCGCGTTCGGGGCCGCAGCGAACGGGACGGCGACCCTCGCCGACCCGGCCGCCGTCAGCGCGACCGGCGCCGGGACCGCGACCTGGTTCCGGGCCCTCGACTCCGCCGGGGTGACGGTGTGCGACGGCTCGGTCACCGCGACCGGCGGCGGCGGGGACCTGACCCTGGCGACGACCACGATCTCTGTGGGCCTGTCCGTGGACATCACCGGAGGGTCGATCACCATGCCGGCCGGCGGCTGATGACCGAGCTGTTCTGGTTCGGGTTGCTGCTCGGGCTCGTCGCCGGCTACTACGTGGGCCGGTTCCTGGCGGAGGTGCGGGCGGCGAAGCACGACATGCAGCGCCGCTGGCATAAGCGGGCCGAGTACCGCGACTGGGATTAGCCGCGGCTGTCGGTGCGGCGTGGGACCATGACGGGATGGCCGTGCGGTATCACGCAGTCACGTGCACCGAGGACGAGTGTTGCCCGTCGTGCACCATCAGCGACCCGGCCGTGCACGGCGGTGGCCTGCGGGAGCGGGTGATGCGGAAGCTGCATTCTGACCCGCAGATCATGGCCTGCCTGTACCCCAGGTGGGAGTGCTCGTGCGCGGCTGCCGACTACGTCGATCGGCTGTTCTCCTCCGGGCTGCTCCCTGGCCCGGCGTGATGGCTGATCTGGCATTCGGGTCTAACCCGGGCTGCGTCGCCCGGGTGTCGACGGGCGGCTCCCCACGCCAATGCGGCGCACCGGAGGCTGCCGCGGTGCCGTGGCGGTACAAGTACCCGACCCCGCACACCACCCGGCTCTACGTCTGCGCGCACCACGCCGGACAGACCCCCGAGGCGGAGCCGCTGACACAGAAGGACCGGGCGATCATCCGGGCCCGCCACACCGACCGGCGAGCGAAGCTCGCCGCCGCCGGACGGCTCGACCTGATCGGCGAAGCCTAAGCGCCGTGTTCGGTGACGGGCGGCGGGACGACGTTCACCCTCGACCCCTCCGCTGTCTCCGCATCCAGGTCGGTCACGACCTCACCGTCCACGCGGTACCAGCCGTCCCTCACCATCGGCTCGGCGCGTCCGAGGTCGATACCAGCGTTCCCGATTCGCTCCCGCAGAGTGGTCACGCCGGGATACGGTAGTCCCGCGGCCGGGACTGTCGAGCACAGCTCCGGCCCGGCCGCACCCAACGTGAGCCGGTGCTACTCGCCGCGCCCGGCCAGATCGGTCCGCGCCCCACGCCCCGGCCGCTCCAGCGCCTTCACCGCATCCTCGTCGTAGCCGCGGACCTCCGAGATGCCGTAGCGACGCAGCGTGGACCGCACCGACTGCGGCGCGATCCCCAAATGCTCGGCTACCTCATCGGTCGTCATGATGCTGTGCTGGTCGGTCACGTCGGGAACTCCACGAGGACGGTCGAGGTGCACATCTCGCCCGAGGTGGCGGTCGCCATCTGGGCGGCGGTGAGGACTGCTTCGTCGTCGGTGAGTGCAGCGACGACGATCCGATGGAACGCGGGGGCGCCGGGGCACCGCGGCTCGGCGGTGACGCCGGCTCGTAGGGCAGCGTGCGAGGCCGTGGTGACCTCGACGACGTACCGGTGCATGTCACTCCTCTGCCGGCTCGGACAAGCAGAGAGCCCCGGGTGATCGGCCCGAGGCTCTCTGTGGTGCACGGTGGCCAGCGCGCCCTCTGGGCGGTGTACCGCGAGTCGGCTGCCCGTACGGGTCTTCTGCCTTCTCGCCCTGTGGAGGTGATCGCCTCCGTCGGATCGTCCGTGCTGTCCGACACCCAGAACAATACTCCGGTCCGGAGTAAAGTCAAGGGCTAGTGGCTCGACCGGTACGCCGCGTCCAGCGCGGTCGCCGCGGCCGGGTTCAACGTCCCACGACCCATGTAGGTGTCCTGCGTCAGCGACGGACGCTCATGCCCGAGCTGATCCGCGATCTGCCGGGCAGAGAACCCCGCATCGTCCAGGATCGTCGCGGCAGTCTTCCGGAACACGTGCGACGTCACCCAGTCGAACCCCGTACGTCCCCGCGCCTTCCGCAGGGCCGACTGAGCGTTCGCCGGGTCCCACCACGTGTGCGCCGTCGACGGGAACACCGGATCCCGATCCGCGGCGTCCGAGGGACGGCGTACCGCCAGCATCGTCGCGACGTACTGCGGCAGAGCGATCGTCCGAGACGACGCCGCCGTCTTCCCGGGGTCGTCGCCCCAGAACTCCTCGTCCTGGCGGACCAGCCCGGTACCCGGGATCCGCACGACCGTCGGGCCGACCGTCGCTGTCGCCGGAACCGACACCAGGTCGAGGTCGCACCACCGGACGGCGAGGCACTCGCCGATCCGGACCCCGGTGCCCATCATGAACCGCACCAGATCCGGCAGCGTCCGCCGCTGCCCCGCACACATCAGGCACCCGTCGGCGACCGCCTGGTCCGCCTCGACGTGATGCCCGCAGCGGAGATCGTCGAGGCCGGCCAGGAACTCCTGCCTTTCGTCGGCGGTCATCGCGCGGACCTTGCTCCGCTTCCCGCCCTCGATCTTGCGCATCGCCCGGACCGGGTTCTGCGGGAACACCTCCGCGGCGACCGCCTCCCCGAGGACCCCCGCAACAACGGTCCGGATGGTGCGCCGCATGTTCGGTGAGTAACCGTGCGCGGCGAGCTCGGCGAAGTAGTTGTTGAGCCGGATCGCGCGGAACTCGGCGAGCCGGAGATCCCCGAAGGCCGGGAGGACGTGGCGCTGCAGCGCCCACCGGTATGTCTGCACGGTCCGCGGCTTCCGCTGCTCGACGCGCGCCAGCCACACGGCGGCGGCGTCGGAGAACCGGGAGCGGCCGGTGAGCTCCGTCGGGCCGGGTGGGAGCCGATCGCGGCAGGCTTCGGACAGCCGGCGCTTCGCCGCGCTCTCCGTCTTGCCCCACCGCTCGACCTGTCGCGTCTTCCCGTCGAGGTCCCTGAACTGGCAGTACGCCTGCCACTGGTGCCCGATCTGCTTGTCGGGGTGATGGCGTGTCGCGACGCGGCCCGCGGTCCCGAGGGGCAGTGGCGGTCGCGCCAT